ATGATTACAGTAGTTATCAGCAATAAGAAGGGCGGCGTTGGCAAAACAACCACGGCATATAACCTTGCAGCCGGATTAAGAAAAAGAGGTAAGTCCGTCCTGGCTATTGATCTTGATCCACAGTGTTCCCTCACGAAGTTCTGCGGAGTAAACAAAAATGGCCCTACGTCCTTCGGCGTTATTACCAAAGAAGTAAACATCAATTCTGCGATTCTTAAACTGGAATTCTTTGACCTTATCCCTGGCAGCCCTCTACTGAACAGTGCTGACCAAAACTTACCAGAGTCCGTCAATAAACTTATGCGAATTCGTGAAGCACTCTCTGAACTGGCCACAGATTATGACTACTGCATCATGGACAATGCCCCGGCTCTCGGCGTGGTCACTGTCAACGCATACATGGCCACGGATTATGTGGTAATCCCCGCAGAGGCCAACGAACTTTCCACAGACGGTATCGCCAATGTATTTGAATCCGTACTTGATGTTCGGAAATATGTAAATCCCAATATTCAAATTGCTGGTATCCTGCTCACGAGATTCAAGCCCAATACTGTACTGAACAGAGAATATACCGATATATTCAATGAATTGGCCAAAGGCATGGGAACCAAAGTGTTTAAAACGGCAATCCGTGAAAACGTTAATCTCGCAGAACTGCCATCTATCCATGTGCCTATCTTCGACTATAAGCCGAATTCCACCGGAGCCGAAGATTATAATAAGTTCATCGATGAATTTATCAAAGGAGTAGAAAAATAATGCCAATCAATAGAAGCGAACAATTCCACAAGCGGAAATCCGATGCGTTGCGGCAGATAACAGGAGCCATAGAAAAAGCCAAAGAAGCCCCGGAGCCGGAAATCGTAGAAGCGCTCAAAGATGCGTCTGCTCCTTCCACGCCTATCATTAAAGCACCTCCGGCCAAACCGCAGATTAAACAGGAACCACCAAAGGAAGAAAACAAAGAACGTCGTGATAAACGTGTGACTCTTTATCTCACCCAGGACGAATATGATATGTTCCGCGAACAGGCATATCGCCGCCACAAGAAGCTGAATGAGGTCATCGTAACCGCTGCGAAGAAAAACATCGGCAGACCTCCTGCTCCACCGAAGAAATTTATCGAGGAAACAGAGGAAAATCAATAAAATAAGCCTTCAAGCCCATAGGCGCTCTCACGCTTCGCCTACGGGCTTTTTCTATGCAATGCAATAGTTTATATAGGAATGATATTTCACGGCCCTTCACGGCAATCCTACGCGGTCATGTTTTACAACGTTATAATTGTATACATGTGTAATGGTATAATGGCATAACAAGGTAAGCATTATTTTTTCAGTGAATTCATTTCTTGGAATCCATGTTATTTGTTATCTTTTAATTGTAAAAGTAAACGCCAGTGCCAAAAAATATGGCAGAAAGGATTTCAAATGGAAAGTTACGCTTTAATCGTAAAGACCGCCTGGGCAGCTCTGATGCACGGAACCTGGGGGCAAGTCGGCGAGGTCATTATTTTAGGAATTGGCCTTCTGTTAGTTGACAAACTGTGTACGATAATCCGCTACGGTGTTTATCTGCTTATCTTCATTGATATCGTCGTAGCAATGGTCTATCTATGTCAGCCCAGGAAGCGGAGAAGGGCGATTATCTGTATAATCGTTCTCATATTCATCATCGCACTGTATTATTACCTATCCCAAAAAGGGTAAAAACGAGAAAGCGCAGGAGCATCATAGCCCCTGCGTTTTTTATGCGGTCACAAGTTGCGCATCGATGATAATGCCTTTGTTGCTGCGGATAAATTCATAAGTCAATCCTTTGGCCACTTTGATTCCCCGCTGCCAACCGCGATATCTATCATAGTATTTATCTTTGTTCCATGCCGATGCAAATACAATGCCATCGAATTCACCGTATGGCGTATCGAATATCAGCTTGGCCATAGTTTTTCCTCGCTTATCCTGGAACTCATAGACGCTCTTGGCCACCCCCGTAAGCACCTTTGGAAGTGACGAGAAGGAAAAGGACAACACGGAAATTTCACCGGCAATCTTATCATACTTCTTTGCTGCGGACTCCTTGAAATCCACATCAGCCAACTTTGCCTGCCACTGGTCAATCATGCGTTGTGCCTTGGCCCGGCCCTTATCATCTATGGCCATGTCATATTGGTCCTGGTAATACTCAATGCGTTCCTCACAATGAGCCTTGCGCTGCAAGATTTCCTTGGTGGATTGCAGATTGGCCAGCATCCAGCCTCGGTCTTTCCCCAGGTAATCCAGTGCCCCGGCCTTGATAAGCCCCTCGGTAATTAACTTATTATTGGCTCCGGCCACCGTATGCCAATCATTGCTCTGGACCAGCGTAAGGTTCGCCCCTACGCCTTTGATATAACATAAGCCGACACGGATCGCATCGCCTTCCACGGCCCATTTACGGTTGCCCTTGGATAAATCCGGAGGAAGCAGCTTGATGCCCATACGCTTACATTCTTCGATATACGGCAAGAGTTTCTTGTGGTCCGTCCGGGAATTAAGCAAAGCGCACATGTATTGGACCGGGAAATGCGTTTTGAGAAACGCGGTCTTATATGAGAGTTTAGCATAGGATACCGCGTGGCTGCGGTTGAATACATACCGGCCAGCGGCTTCAATCTGCGCTGCCACCGCCGCTGCTACCTCATGTGAATAACCGTTGGCCTCACATGCGGCAATGAAATCAGCCACGGCAGCCTTGATTTTCGTGAGCTCTTTTCGCCCAATGACTTTACGGAGGGCATCAGCTTGACCAAGGTCGTACCCGGCCATCTTCATGGAGATAAGCATAATCTGTTCTTGGTACACCAGAACGCCATATGTTTTCCCTGCGATTTCCTTCATGGCCTCGCAAGGATATTCCACGGTAATCTTGCCGTTCTTAGCATCGACATATTGTTGAAGCATACCAGAGTCAATCGGCCCCGGACGATACAAGGCAACCAGCACGGCCAGGTCATCAAAGCGATTCGGCTTCAATTCCTGGGCAACTTTCTGCATCCCAGGGGACTCCATTTGGAATATACCCGTAGTATGGCCACCGGCGTATACCTCGTATGTAGCCTTGTCGTTCATGGGGATAGATTCAAGGGAAAGCGGAATTTTGATTGCGGAAAGGCACTCGTCGATAATATCCAACGTGCGCAGGCCCAAGATGTCCAACTTCAAGAGGCCCATGGCTTCCAGTGTGTGATATTCAAAGGCGGCCACACGCACATACTCGCGCTTACCAGTGGACGTATCTGTGGAAGTGCAGCCTTCTACCGGACAATATTTTTCTACGGCATCCGGAGTAACCAGGATTGCCGATGCGTGAACCCCCATCTTATCAATGCGACCAGCGAAATGCTGCGACACATCAAGGAGACGTTCACGTTCTTCCTGGCTGAAAGCACTGTTTATCGTGAGGATTTCGTCGAGGGATTCTTGCAGGTCCTTAGTTACCACGAGCACCCTTTCCCTGGTCCATCGCATACCAGTGTCCTGCTTGTCCCTTTTACGACGGTCAACCTCTGCGCGTTCTTCCTCGGTCAATGACAGATATTCTTCTTTCTCCAATGCCTGCTGCGCCCGAAGAACCGCCTGTTTACCAACATCGGGTTTGTCGGGATTTTTGGTATAGCCATACGTCGTAACCTTGTAGACTGTACCGTAATGTTCCCGGATATAATCAATGATTTTCCCTCGATTATCCGTGGATACGTCTGTATCGATATCCGCCGGGCTTTGTCTCTGTGGATTACAAAAGCGGAAAAATGCGGTATCGTATTTGATACTATCGACTTTATGAAAGCCCATGAGGTAACCAATGAGGCACCCGGCAGCAGAACCACGGCCTTCGCCAACGGGGATATTATTCTTTACGCACCAGTTTACCAGGTCCCAGATGATAAGCAGGTAATTGAGATAGTTGGCTTTTTTGAGGTCAACCATTTCTTTTTCAAAGCGTTCCCCGTACTCCTTGTACTTGCCTTTAGGAACCTTGGCCCGCCAATTCTCTCGGCAGATTTCCCGGATAACTTCTTCGGCATCGCGCTCTGTGTACGTCGGATAGTGCATACCGCCGAATTCAATGGTTACATTGCAGCGCTCGGCAATGGCGGAGGTATTCGCAATGGCTTCCTCTTTCACATCGTCCGGTATCCAGAGCGTTTCCCGGATTTCCTGCTCGGACCAGAGATAGTTTTCGTTATCATGGTATCCATTGCCATGAATTTGCAGCCACAAGAAATGATAGGGCTCGTCCTCGGCCTTGGCATAATGAGCATCCGTAGTGACCACCAGAGGGACGTTGTGCTTCCTGGCCAGACCAATGACCTTATCGTTGTATTCCCATTGCCGGTCAATGTTCAATGGCTGGATTTCAGCGTAGAACCTGTCCCCAAAGATTTCCTTGAACTTTACAAACCAATCCTCGCCGGTATCCGTATTGACGATGGAAGCCATGCACGCGGACAGACAAATTACCCCCCCACTATGCTTTCGCAGGTCTGATTCGTCGATACGCGGTTTGTAGAACATGTGGTCCTCGCGGTAAGCGATGGAGTCCAGTTCTTTGAGGTTCCTGTACCCTTCCTCGTTCATAGCCAAGAGAACCAAATGGTGCGTGAAGGAACGGTCACGGATGCTTACGTCTGGGCAAAAGTAGAACTCGCAGCCGATGATAGGCTTGATATCCTGGGCCACACATTCCCGGTAAAATTCTACGATACCACGCATAGTCCCATGATCTGTGAGGGCCACCGCAGTCTGGCCAAGTTCCTTCACCCGGCCAACAAGTTCTTTCATAGTCTGATACCCGTCCATGATTGAAAAATCCGTGTGGTTATGGAGCGAAATATACATATTGAATTACCTCCGTTTATGCTTCAAGGTCTAATGTATAATCCGCGACAGTAACTTTGACTCTTTCATCAGGAGTGTCGCCACCGGTCAAATTATCTTCCATGGTTTCCTTTAATATCCCAGGTAATGTTTCATCCTCTTTTGCCCTGACAAAACCCTCGATAATTTCCTTGTCAGCCTCGTTATCAAAATGCTCATTGATTTCAACTTCGTACTTGATGCTTAACTTCATTTGCTATACCTCGATTCTTCTGTGTAATATCTTGACAACACAATATATTCTACTCTCGTTAAATATAATTGTCAAGTGATAAAAAAAGGAGTCACTGGCAGCATAAAAATACCAGTGACTCCATGGTTAATCATTCGGCAATATAGATTTTTCGATGAAATCCAGGGTTTCATTGTCAACCCATTGGCTCTTGGATTTCCCGATATAGACCAGGGAAATATTCTTGTGCGTCGATGCGATGACTCCGGTGACTCTTTTTCCCGTTTCCCGGTCATAAATAGGAACCGTAGCTCCAACGTTGTATGCTCTCATTTTGCACCTCGCTTTCAGATTTCCAAGGCCAGCGATGGACTAGGGATATGCCCCATGCTATTCCACGCTGACAGGAACCGGAACAACTTATTTGTGTCCTCCGCAGCCTCGCGGGGAACATACGAGATAATATTCGGTACAGAACGCTGCTCTCTAAGCTGAATTTTCTCGATCTGTTCTGCAATATCATTGATAATCATAGTTTCATAGGTCCTTTCGTACATTTTTAAGGGGTTTTCCTCTGTAACACTCTAGGAGCACTTACACCGTTATAATGGTATAACGCTATACAATTACACCATTACGCCATTATAACGCTCTTATAGGTCATTTTAGGCGTTCATTTTTATAAACTATCGGTAAATCATCCCTTAACCGGTAGATTTCTCTATGACACCTCTCGATTTCCTTCTGGTAACTCAATGCCACGCCTCGGATAATCCATAGCATCATCCAGGACAGGACAAGGAACGCACCAAGGAACAAATCTATGGTATCCATGTTATGCCCTCGCTAAATCCTTCTGATTTCCCTGGATTTTCTTTAATTCTTCTTCGACACGCATACGGCCCTTGACTGTGAAATAATCACGAGTAATACCAGGAATAGCATCTTTAGTTTCCATATATCCCTCGGTAACTACCCATTTGTAAGCCTTGTAGCCATTGCCCTGCTTATAGCGCCAACCAAGAACATCGTCAACAACGTAACGCAGCAGATTTTCTTTGACATTCAATTCTTTTGCCAGGGCTCTTATTCCAATCAGATGGCCTTTTTCGATATACTTTGTCGTCTGCTCTGCCAAAGGTGTCAATTCCTTAACCTCGGCGGCCAGGGCCATGCGTTTTTCTTCCTCCTTAATCCACGCCTTTGCACGTTCAATGGGATCATCAATCATGTAGCTATCCATAGGCTTTACAACGTACTGTCCGGTCTTACGAATTTCTTTGAGAATTTCCTTGACCTTCTTCTTAAATTGCTTTGCAATGGGCTTGCGACTCTGCATGAGCACTTCATAGAGGCCATCTTCGGTAAGGAACCACATTTCACGGTTTTGACCTGATAGGAAGATTGTTCCTGTCAGCTTTTCATCTTCATCAACAGTCCTCAACATCCGCGACACATCACGGCTTACTTGCTTGGAATTAGCCCAAGCATAATCAATCCATTCAGCTACGTCCTTCGCCAAGAACAACGGCTGCTCTACTGTGCCATACATGCGGAACTGTTTACCTAATACTTCCTGTTCGTTGATAACTGCTAATTCATTTTCCATTTTCGTAACCTCCATAAAATCTTTTTGACGTCTATGTAGCTCCGGGATAACCTCGTCCTTCAAGAAGGAATCTATCGTCCGGCCATTGCAATCCCACGATGACGGTTCCATTTGCATGATACCAGCCTCGTTGATAAGGTGTATCTGCATCGCATCGCCATGGATGTCCTCGGTCAGTTCGATGTGGTCAACCAGGCCAACCACAGGAGATATGACTTTGCCATCTTTGTCCAAAACAAATTTACAATCCGGACTCACATAGTAATCACCGGAGCCATATCCGAACATATCCATGACGCTTTCCCGGACTAACCAGATATTGTCCTGGGTAACGATGAACCGGATATTGGAGAATGTTATAACCTTTGATTTAGTCACACTGTACACCCTCCGTTAGTTTCTCAATGGTATCAATGAGTTCTTCGTATTGAGCATGGTCCCCGCGACGATAAATCTTCGCCTTTTCCTTTTGGCTGCAAAAAACAGATTCTACCGTAGATGCCCCAAGCACGTTCACGCGCCAGGTACATGGGCACTTTGGAATTCTTTGATTATTTCTGTATGACCGGGCAAGTTCAACCCCATGGCCATCTTTTGTTGTAACAATGTATTTAACATACTTCATTTCTTTTAACCTCTTGTGAAATATTTTTGACAACATGTACATTATAGGACTGTTATTTTTATTTGTCAATCGTTAATCCATAAAAACAAAAAAACGAGGCCACCAAGGATTGCTCCTTAGTAGCCCCAAAGTTTAAAGTAACGCTGCTGCCAAGCCTACTCCGGCCCCGGCAAGGAAAGACTGAAATTCCCTCTTGTGTCGCTTATGTTTTTCTTTTTTCATATTCTCGGCATGAGTCTTATTTAATGCTTCGGTATTCTCTTTGACCGCAGCCTGTACCTCCCTGTTAACAATAGGAGTTACATCAAGTACGGCTTCGGATTTCTGCTCTACCTGTAGTTTTCCCTGGTCAAACTTTTGCTTCTCCGTGGTCAGACCATTGAGTTCCGTTTTTTCGCCATTGTAAGATACCGCGATGGCTGGTGCAGGACTCTCAATCTGCACATCGGCATCCGCAGGAGAATCCTTTTCTACATACTTAATCACGGTATCCCCTTTGACTTCCACGGGAATCTGCACTGGAACAGGCTTCTCCACTTCCACAGTCTGTACTTCGGTCTTGGTAACTACATTGGCTCCAAAGTGTTTGCAGGCGAACCAACCACCAGCGAACAATGCCATGGCCAGCGCAGCAACACCGATATACTTCGCATGACTTTTGATCCACCGAAGTACGCCAAAGAAAATCTTACTTACTTTTGCCATTCCACATCACTCCTCATTTCTATACCAATTGGCTTTTCCGCGCAATACATCGCCACCACGAGATCCATCGGTGGCCCAGGGATTATACTTAGGACTTTCATCGGTCCCCAGATATTCCAGGTCCCAACGCTCCACCGTGGTTTTAGGCCCGTAGCTATCATGCGTCCATAGACCGTCCTCGTTATCCGCGGCTTCACCATGCGTCAAAACGTGAGCCTCGTCAATGGTTAACCAGAGTCCATCCGCTACTGCAACAATGGCCTGGGCCATGGCTTCAATCTGCGCTGCCGTTGGAGGTTCCGGACCAAGGTCAGCAGAGGTAGCGTTATAGCAGCAACACAGAGAAATCCCCACCGCGCCGGTATTTCTGCGCCAGGTATGAGCCTTGATTTCATCGAGGTCACCGGTTACATAGATTTCACCGTTACCCGTGATATTCACATGATAATCGTCAAAGACGGTTTCATAATGTCCAGCGCTCCAATGCAGGTAAATCTTAGGCTCCCTGCCATATTCCTTGGCCTGTGCCCAGATGCTTTCCCTGGCATCCTCGGCCATCTGCCGTAGTTCTTCAATAGTCACTTTTCTTGCCATACACATCATCCTTTCCATGCTCTACAACTCCACGAGATAACCACCCTATCAATCCAGAGGCTATCGAAGTCTGTAAATCCTTGTTTTCTCCAATAAACATAGATAAAAGAAGGGCCAGCACCAGGCCAGCCCCTACAATCTTATCCAATGTTATCCAGCGCAAAAGCGTTGCATATTTCATCGCATTACCACCCCCGCAATAGCTATGGCCACCGCGATTGCCCAAGCAATAAATTCGCGGACACCAAAGACTTTTGCCGACGATTCCTCTAGCTTACCAAGCCTTTCATCGTGCTCGTCAATGATTGCCCTTAAACGGGTATTTTCTGTTTCCTGGGTAACTAACATTGTTTCAATACGAGCAATTCTTTCGGAAACCTCTGATAGTTTCTCATAAAGTTTAATAACTTGTTCGTCGGTCATTTACATACTTCCCATTCCAAGATTTTACCATTAACATCACCTCGTTTTTATGCGTAAGCAGGGATAACATATTCAGAGGAAGTCATCGCATCCACTTCGTCACTAGCGATAATACTAACATTGATGCTACATGCTTTATTCGCAGAAAGCCAATAGCAGAATCGATATTCCTTACCTGGCGTTATATCAACTACGACTCCATTGTTAATCCCCTTTACTTGGATTTCCTTTGTCCAATCCGAATCAATAAAGCAAAGATAACTACTATTGGTAACAAATGCACCGTTATTTGTCGTTGCCTTTATTAAAACCTTTTTACGTCCACTCGGTCCTTTAAACATACAATCATCACCAGCGCTCCAATCCTCTACTTTGTCGCTATCAAAGGATATGGATTTCTGATAGATACTACCTTCAACCGTGGGTGTATCCGTAGATGGATTCGATGGATTATCTGTAGACGGGTTATCCGTCGAAGGTTTGTCCGTGGACGGGTTATCTGTTGATGGATTGTCTGTCGAAGGTGTATCCGTGGAAGGATTATCAGTAGACGGGTTATCCGTCGAAGGCTCGTCCGTGGACGGGCTATCTGTTGAAGGTGTAGGCGCACTCGGAAGCGTTATCTTCGTACCGCTAAGATTACATTCAATCGTCGTGGGAAGAATATTTCCAGAATGACCAAAGTATCCATTTTTAAAAGTGCGGAATCTGTAGAAATCAACGTTATCAACCTTGATAATCCACTTTCCACTAGCATTGCATTTCGTTGGAACATCAGTGCCGCCTTCCCAGAAAGCAAATACATCACCACCGGCTTTCATGTTTGTAGTAATGTTCTGCAAAACAATCTGTGATGGCATTTCCAGTTTTCCATCGAATACACATTTATAAGAATTATCACCAACGTAAACAATATCCCCTAAGTTATACGACGTGTTAGCCTTCCATTCTGTTCCTTGCTTAGACGAAGAAATCCATTCCCAGATTATATCACCATCAACGCAACGAGCATTACTATTTACAGGAATTCGGCCACTCGTCGTACCGTCCTGGTCCACCAATTTGTATACTCGTTCTACTCCGTCATTACCTTGGGAAATAACATAACTATCCTTTTCCCACCAAGTTTTAGGGAACCAGTCTTTGCCAATGAAACCAAGTTTTGCCGTTCCCCAATCGAAGCTGCCATGCCAAGCCGTGTCAATCGGAGGCTTATCAGAAAGAATACCTTCTTTGAGGACTTTGTAAAGACGATGATCCGCATAGATAATATCGTTCTTAGCCACTTCCATGCTCGGAGAAAAAGTCTTTGTAACGAACTTTTCTTTGGTATCAACGTATTCCCAATAGCAGGCATCAAGGCATTGCGGATATGTGTCAACACCTTCAATAACTTTGCCGGACGTATGTACCGGGCGATAACCATTGGAATGACCAGCAGAAATACATTCCCAACAAGTCAACGGCTTCCAGGAAGATTCACTGGTATAGCAGCAATCACCGACGGAATAATCTTTGTTTGCCTGCCACTCGTTCCATTCGACATATTTTACCGTCGCACTACCAAGAGAAAACTCTTTACCACTAAGGTCACTGGGTTTATTATCCTCACTAATCGTCGGAATCTTACCGCCCTTAGTTACGAAAAAGATATTCGTATTATAGAAGGAGGTCAAGCCACTAGCATCAACGGAGCGATCAAACGTTCTAATGAACTGTCCACGGGATACACTTCCATCACCGGTATAAGCCTCTGTCCAGTCAATGCCCCGACCAAGGAGTTTCCAGCGTAATGTTCCCTTATCATCATTGCCGGTATCTTTGCACTGACCAACAACTGTCGTAGGAGCCTGCCCAGAGGTCTTGCAATATCTTTTCCCTGCAACCATAAAGTAAACCAGATATGTATCCGGTTCATAACTATGGAAATTGCAATCTCTAATCGTGATTTCCGGGAACTTATGCGTATCCAGCGTGCTCACGGCTTCTTTGTTAAAGTCGATTTTGCAAACATCGAATTCTTTCCCGCCTGGTTTCTTCAACCAAGCATCACAATTCTCAATGACAACCCGGCCCTCAAAAATTCGCCCATACGTCGTATTAAACTCAAGGATATGTGCATTAGGATAACTATCGTTAGGCAATTCGTTGACATAGAAATTGCTATTAGTAATCTGACAAATACCACGGCCCTCACCAATCTGAATTGCATGATTAAAGAGGTTACAGTGGTCGATATACAAATTTTGGAAATAATTATGAATATCAAGACGGTTTGCATTGACTCGCTCAATATGAATATCCTTGACGCAGTTCATTGCCGTAGCGCCCCAATATCCTTGCATTGAAACATCGTGAATGTGGAGGTCAAGACAATTCGTTGCACGAATCATGTAGCCGGAAGTACCATTGGAGCTACCCTGCATTTTACCGGCAGCATTGAAACCAACGATATCAGAGATTTCTGTATTATAGCAACCCCAGACATAAATCATCGTATTCTTAAATACTGTGTTGTGCATTTGATTACTGTCTGGATAGAAATTAAATCCACGGATATGAGCGTTATGAGTCTTGCACCAGAGCACGGAGCAATACTTATTCGCGCTGGTAGCCAATTTTACATTACAGCCCACGAATTCATAGTGCGTCGATGGAAGCATATTGTAAGAAATTGTGAATTTACTATTTACAGTCTGCGTAGATGCTGCATGGCCTTCATAGCTTGACAGAGAGGATTTGATTTCCAGGCCACCAGCGTTATTCCAATCGTATGTAATTGGATTAGCCAGCACGCCATCTGTCGTATGCAAGAGTAATTCATATCGTGGCTCTGAATAAAGATAACCGGAGTCATCGCGGACCGCATACGGTTCCTCTTGTAGAAAAATCAGAGCATTTTGTTCCAAGTGGGACTCTTTGCCTTCTGTCCCAATAACAAAGTTATCCTTCGTATATGTTTTCTTAGAATCATCCGTGGGTTCATAGGACCAATAATCTGTTTCGTTGTCACCCCAAAGGTAAAAGCCAAACCAGGTTGCATTACAATCCTGTACATATAACTCGGAACCAGACAGGTCGATGTTTCCATGACACTGGATAGGTTCATTGTTATCTTTCCGTATAATGCCCTCGTGATTTTCCAGCTTTACATAGTAATGCTTACGCTTAGAAATAGGCTCTATACTATAGTTTGACGATTGATAACGGTGTGCCATCATAATAGCGTCGTAATCATCAGTTTTACCATCAAGTTTAGCACCGAACATTCTATAGTTAATAACTTTTTCATCAAGTAAAGCATAAAGTTTCTTATGAACTTCCTTGCCATTATCGTCAAGTACAGGGATTTTTGCCCCTTCGGTATCCGTTTCAAAAATGTAATCCCCATTTTCGTCCAAAACCGGAGTGCCATTGATATCCTTTTTGATTTCATATTCAACTTCATCAGTTTCGCAAAGGTAAATCGCCCAAGGTTTAGAACTAACGTCCGGAACATAGCTACAAATATAGTTAGCACCGCCGCCATCACCAGGCTTATAATAACCTCTAAAACGTATTCTATCGTTTTCCTTCGCTTCAATCTGGTCATTTTCAAGGTCTGCTATTTTATCAAAGGTCAACCCATCACCCTGGGAAATAACTGTGGTCGGCCCGGAAGGTTCCGTGGAAGGATTTTCATTCGGCGGATTAGTGGCCCATTGGTCTGACATTTTCTTTACATAATCAGCATATTCTTTTGCCGTGGATACCTGTGTAGAAAGATTCGTAAGCAAAGAAGAAACGTCCTCTTTGTATTTATGCGTAGCAGACTCGGAAGCCTTTGCATTATCTTCGGAAATCTTCGCATTATACTCGGAAACTTTAGCATTGGCTTCGGAAGTCTTAGCATTATTCTCACTATCTTTGGCCTTGGTTTCCGATAACTTTGCATTATCCTCGGAGGTTTTAGCACCGGTTTCAGAGTTCTTTGCATTTCTCTCGCTTGTAGCACACCGGGTAACACTTTTCTCTACCTCGGAAGCCTGGTCATCAATCGTCGCAGCCTTGGTGTCGATGTCAGTCTGAATATCCTGGATTTTTGTCAAGATCTCTTTGATTGTACTGATATCAACCTTCAATGGCGCAATGTTTTCTTCGTTATACGCCTTCAAATCATTGTATGCCTTCGTAGCTTCTTTGGCCTTATCCGTGGCAATACCGGCCTGTTCTTTGGCAATATCAGCCTGTTCCTTGGCATCAGCAGAAGAAAAAGAATCATCTGTGAGCAACTTATTATAAATCTCTTTTACTTCATCACGAATCGTAGAAAGTTCTTCGACGCTCGTCGCTTTATTTAGGTTTTCTTCAAGAACTCTAAGATTTTCCGCGATAACATCATAAATACCAGTGTTATCCGCAGTAGTGAAGGGGCTTTCCTTAGAAACAACCCCTTCTTTCACAATATTATCGTCTTTATCTCTTTGTTCTAAATATTGGAATCCTGCATTTAAAATAGCAATCAACTCCTTTAATTAACAACAGTATAAAATTTATTCGTATCGGCCAAAACGAAAAACGCTGCCGTACCAGAGCCATCAAGTTTTTCTGTGGACGCTACATCGAAATCAGCCGAATTAACATAGATGGCCCAATTGTGGTAAACATCGTAAGGCCATGTTTTACAAAACATTGGGGCGATATCTAGTGTTATTTCTACTGGTTGACCTGCTACGACAGGGAATTCAACAGAAACAATGTCTATAGATGAAATATAACCATAATCATTATAACTTCTACTATTATGAGCATATGGATCTGTACCTATTCTTAATTGAGAGCATCTTTGTCTATCAAAGAAAGCACCTTTATAAACTTGCCGACCACCGCATTTCACAGTCATCGTATCGCACCCTTCGTCAAACTTTATACCACAATCCGGTCTATAATAGCTATTACCGTTTCCAGCATCTTTCCCCATGCCACATGTGCAATACAATCTTACTTTATTACATGTAACAGGAGGATAAATTGTAAATGTAGTGGTATAGTTTTCTGCCCTACCCCATGAATACTTAGGGCCACCTCCACGTTTCATTGTCCATGCGACGGTATCTTTGATTGCGCTATGTGAATGAGCACCTTCAATTTCTGAATAAGCATGTACTCGGAAACCTTTTTTGCTTATTTCATCAGCATAGCATTTCAGAGAAATATTTGACGTTGAATACTCACTAGAACCTGTCAAGACATTCTGCGGAGTTACAATGACAGACGGAGTAACCGGCCATGGCTTAGTAAACTTGATATAATCGCCATTCTTTGCCACGCCCATAAGCATATGGGAAACATTGGAAAACTCATTACCATTCTGGTCAGCAAAGGTCATGCCTCCTGCACCAAAGGTAACTGTTTCTCTCGAACCGGAAACATGAAGGCCGCTTACATCAAGGAGAACAGAGCCACCTTGTATACCTTGATTTCCCTGTAAGGCAATAGTGTTTGCACTCAATTTATCTGCGGTAATAGCCCCAGCCTTAATCATGCCACCAAAGATAACATCATCATCAAACTTCGTCGTACCGGTGATATGCAGATAATCACCGCTAATCGTAGTCCCCAATGGAGTCATATTAATCTGATTAATAATATTTTTACCATTGAAATCCTTCGTTGCAACTCGCATATTTATATTGTCTTTCATCTGCGATATAGAACTATAACTGCAATTCTCCGGTGACTTCGATAACTCGGTTACAATGCTGCTGATTTTATCTCCTTGGATTTCCAATTGAGAAGTAGCATCTTTGAGTTTGTCTGCAACGTTAATATCAATTTCATTGGATAACTGTTTAATCTGTGATGCGGTCCTGGTTTTTAAATCTGTAACTGTACTTTTGATTTCTCCGTCAGATTTTTCCAATGCCGTGATTGACTCGTTGATTTTCAGAAGGTCTTTTGCAGTATCCTTGGCTTTTTTCAATGATTCTGCAATGCTCTTATCAACCTTATCCAACGAAATGCTTTCATCGTCAATCCACTCGCTTTTAAATGTAGGACTAATCGTGAAACTATACTCATGGGATACATTGCCCTCGCCAATCCGGTCTACATAACAAGCCTTCAACGAATAAACATCCGGCTTGCCTTTGTATTCATAGATAGCATTGATTGAATCAATTGTATCCGCCGTATAAGCACCGGAAATATAAAATCTTACCTTATCTGCACCAGGCGGGAACGATGGAACTTTAATGGCTATTCCTCTTGGCGTATCCTCGAACTTAACATAGGATGGCGCATTAGGCTTCGGATAACTCCATTCACACGTTGCCGGATACGAATGTTTCCCTTGGAAATTCACCGCATATAAATACGCTTTACCGGTACGGTCACTGATGGAAACTTCAACGCTCCTGTCCGTTGTTCTCCCAAGAAGTCCATTGGGATTACCTACTTTTTCATCAGTGCGTAATTCATAGTATTTTACATCGCTATCCAGAATATCGTCCCACATAAACAAGAAGCTATCCGAGAAATCATAATGAAGATTCTGTGGGGAAGCCGGGACCGTTCTTCTAGGCTTTACGGTGCAATTACAATGGGGCGCGGTGGCCTCCGATGAAAGCAGGCCCTCGTCCGACTTAGCCTGGACCATAAATTCATATTCATCGCCAAGATGAACATTAGGAATAAGCATTGTCCCCTGTGATTCCCCTGCGGATTTCCACCCAGACAGATAACCAAGTTGGCTGATAGATACATCAGATGGAACATTCTCCAAGTCACATGCTACCGTACTATTAGTCTTGTAATATACCATTGCGGTATTTACGTCGTATCTCTCCGGCAATTTAAAGGACACCGCAATGTCATAGCCAACACTTGCGTCCGGGCGCGTTCTATACCGTGTAACCGCCGTTAAATCGGTAACATGGCCAGGTCTACGACGCTCCGTGGAAATGGAGTCAGCATCGGCAGGGACATAGTTATACCAGCTTATGCCACCGCCTAAATCGTCATTGTAAAGGTCCGGGTTATACTGCCTGCCGGAGATTGTAAACTTATGGTCCTCGGTTTCCTTGATTTCCGCGATGCGAATAGGCAAATCCTTGAATACATCATGATAAGTTACCGTGACTACATCGCCCGGTTCCAGGTGCATAGCCTGGTAGCCGGTGGTGAAACTAAGCTGCAACGGGCAAGCCAGGTTATAATCTCGGTAGAACCGGGCCAACCGCAGCGCTTGATTCTGTGAAGTCACACCGTTCAACTGTACTTCCTTAGTAACAATCTTTCCGCGTTCCTTCTGATCCGAAAAATCTTCACATAGGCAACACGTCGATTGCCAATTATTCCGTGGATCAATGATTTTCACACTGTATTTATTCGGCGTTTCCGATAATCTCAAAGGAGCCACGGATAAATCGGAGCAATTACTATCGTTAAACCGGTAAGATACTTCCTCTTTTTTCTCGATTTTCAGACTGAATTTACCATGAGCAATTGTAAGATAACCGCAGAAATTAGCAAGGATTTCTTGTAACCAGTTAATAGCAGAATTACTCTGGTCAATAACCATGTTTAATTCATAGCGTTTTGCCTTGACCACTACGTTATCTGAATTATGGAATTCAATGACTTCATCGCAATAATCCGCAGCTTCACGCCAGGAATCATCGTCCAGGTCATCTTCGGTAATCCATTTGCCCATGCCATAGCGCTTACTAAGCATAAAATCACGCAAGCATAAAGCAGGGTTCGTAGAATACTCCGTCTTGCCGGTTCGCATATCATATACTTTTTTACCGCGAATAATCGCAGATACTGTAGGATTACCATTGAGTTCTGCCGACGTATTGAAGTGCATATCCAACCAGGCCAACTGCGGATACCCGCCGACTTCTTCATAGTTATCCGGTGGTTCACAATCATGGAATACATACTTTGTTCCACCTTTTACCGTATCAGCCTTGACCGCCACAGGATTCATATAACAACCTTTGTCTGTTGCGGTAATTGTCTTATAGAACTTACCATCAGAATAACTTGTGATGCCATATTTCTTCTTTAGCATATTCCTGCCAAATTCTACGTTCTTGACATTGCCACCCATGATATTTCCGTTCCAAAGGTCAAGATACTCCGAATACTGACTATCTGATATCTTTTCATCGCAATCAGCAGAAGTACCAATGCTAACCTTTTTCTGATAACTCTTGGTTTCAATCTTTAAGTCACCAGGATATTTCGTTGTAGTTGCCGTAGGGAACGCTTCCCAACCTTCACCTTTACGATTGATATAAGAAATCAAAGAAGAAATATTCATCTGCCATTCATAGAATGAGCCATTTCCACTCGCATCATCTTTATTACAAAGATAGATCTTATCTGTTTTATTATCCGCGGTTAAATAAAGATATTTACTTTTAAGTTCTACCGTCGCATCTTCGTATTTCCGATTTTGGATCGTGAATACTGCGCCTTCCTGTTGTCCCTCTGTTGGGATCAGCAGGTCATTGGCGCATACGCTTTCAATACCATCAATGCCGCCTTCGCACAAAACAACATGTTTATGCAATTGATTTGCTTCGCTATCCGTTTGATGATAGGTCTGATTTCCTGTTATCTTACGATAACCATAGATAACGGGAATAAGGCCATCAGAGGACATTGTTTCCTGTGCCCTATCAAACCGTTGTACGTCCGGAGAACCGCCTCCTACGTCCATATTGGGGCGGTTAATCGCGGTCCATACCGTAGATGCCAAAGCTGCGCCCATGACACCTGCTGCGATGCTTACACCATGAGCAGCCGTGATACCAAACATGGCCGGGTTACAGAAACCAATAGCTGCAAAGCCAAGAGTAAGCAAAACCTTGCCTACGCCTTTACCACCGCTATGATGACCAAACAACTGTAAATCTATTTTAAAATCTTCCGGCACAAATGGCTTCAAAAGATTTTCTTCAAATTTTTCATCAGAGATTATATTCTTTGAATTGAAATCCACGCTCTCACCTCTTTATCTATAAACGCTCTCAAAGGGGATAGCCGGGAATCCACTGTAATGTTTCATATTTCCATATGCTTTGCACCGTTCCACCGTCTTATTGCAGCCTCGGACAACCTCTGCTTGCTTGCCAACGATATCATGGGCGAAACCAACGTTCACAACGATATCTGCCCCGCTGGAACTAGAAATAACCCTGGACTCTCCTTCGACGGTAATTACTCCGTCTTTCCAGTAATCTTCCTTGTAATCCATATCCAAGGTAATCGTGCTTCCCTGGACATTCGTAACCATTACGTTTTCTTTTCCCAGATCCATGCAGCACTCTGCATCGCCAAACTCACTATTGCAGGCCAGACGATAATTCCGGTTCGGACAATTGATTTCCGGGAGCCGGGCATTGATTTTCGCGGACAACACACCATCTGAAAACGTCGGCTCGTCAATGAAGCCAGAGAATACCAACTGCAATGCGTTGGGATTAGACAGGCTTTCCGGATACTGAATTCGGACAATCGTCGCAGAACAACCACGGAAATCAAAGCCGTTCATCACGAATTGCAGCATTTCATGGGAGCAATCAGCCACGGATATATTGACAGAATCATTGATTGTATCCAGGTTCCGGGCAATGTCCCCTCTCTGGAAGGGAACTGCGAGATAAGTTGCACCGGCGAACTCTATGTTTTCATCACAGGCAGCCAACCGGGTAATCCCGGTCCGCAGGTTCAAAATGTATAACTCGATGAAAAATGGGTTCCCACTTTCTTTGGCCTTAGCCATACATACCGGTAAAACTACGCTCATGCGTCATTTCTCCGGAACCCATACTTGAAGCATTGAGTCCACATACCGCGATGGTAAATCGTAGACTTACTCTCGCCCTCTACCGCCGGGACCTCCATGGCCAATAGCTTGCCATATTCCAGGTAAATTCCCAGGTGTATGCAGCCGTTAATCTCAAACACTACAACGTCACCAAAGGAAAGATCCTTGTAATCAACCTCCGTAAAATTCCGCAGAAGGTATTCGTAGAGCCTACGCCAATACTTAGGCTGCGCGTATTCGTCCTCCGTTGGATAGGGCTTACCATCGTCAAAGGACTGGGACCAGCCATGTTCCTTATAAAACAACTGGACCAGGCCAAAGCAATCACATTTATCAAAGTCAGCACCAGCATACTTATGAGTTATGCCAATGTATTTTCCAATATCTTCCATCAGTCAACTACCTCCAATTCCATTTGACATTCATAGCCGATAATGTTTTTCAGTTCTCTTTTATCCTTGATCTCCAATTTATCCGGGAAGATAACTTTTAACGTTTCCCCGTTATACCGGAAGGTCAATGGAACCCTGCAATGGGAATTAAAAAGCCGGATCATTTTATCTCTCTCCGGTTTCAGACCAGACCACTTCCCTGTAATTGTTCGCGTAGGCTTCACCTGCTTTTCCATACGCTCGCTACGTTGGCCCATAGATACTACGTTGGTATGCCAATCAACTATCTGGTCAGTGTCACCGTATGGACCAGGTAATACATCTGTTTCCTGGGCCGTGGGATAATTAGTAAGCTGGTGGTCAACTTCCAGGGCCACACCACAGGAATACGCTTTGATTATCCCGTTCTCTCGTTTGCACTTCGGATTTATAGCCTGGGCGAAATAGCAAACCTCTGTAATCCCATCGTAGGTAAAATAAAAAGGCTCCTGCAAGCCTTTATGGTCATTATAGAATTTTACCAGGGCTGCCAGGTCAAGTCCGCTTATCTCAAATGAATACGTTTTCTTGGCTCTCACCCTGCGTCTATAGTATTGCTTCGTGTAATCTTCAAAACTCATAGCCTTGGAGTTCCATTCATAGGTGATACTCACATCACCATATGGCGTAAACCTAAATTCCTCCATGGACATACCTCCGTTTCTTCAATGTTATACAATGGATATTCTTTGCCCCCTACCCCATAGCTTCCTCACAATTTCCTAGAAAAGAAACCATGTATACTATGGAAACATGGCAAAGAAAAGAAATCAGAGCATAGGGACTTGCACCCTACACCCATAATAAAAAAAAGCAGGGTTTTCACAACCCTACTTTGGAAAAAAATTTTATATTATGCAGGACTTCTTGATAAATTTGTTGAATACCCCATTGAAATTGAATTAAGGAGGGAGAAACAACATGAGTTTAAAAAACACTTTAGCTACCATGGTTTCCATAGCAGCAATCTTCGCACTCGTAGGCTGTGGCGGTCCTAAGACAGTGCAGAATCAGCAAGTTACCTTATCTTTAACCTACGGAGATAGGGCAGGAGTATACACTGGGGAGGTCAATGAACAAAACATTCCCAATGGCAAGGGGAAATTTGAAACCAAGAACTCCGCTGGTCAGACCTGGGTATATGAAGGCACATTTAAGGACGGTCATTTTGATGGCCAAGGTAAGACAACATGGCAAGGAATCAACCAGTCAGAAGAAGGCACATACTCCAATGACCGTTTAAACGGTCAGGGAAAAAGGACCTTTAGCGTAAATGGAAAACCGGAAACATACGAAGGTAACTTTGTATCTGGTATACCTATGAAGGCCGAAACCGTTGGCCTTAATACCGACGTTTCTTACGCCGATTGGACCTATAAAGTTACCGCCGTAAAAACACAGAAATCTGCGGGTAACAAACAGGCATCGGGCCAATTCCTTATTTTAACAATGGATACCCAGAACAATGGCCAACAAACCCGTCAGCCCGGCTCTGGTAATTTCTATGTACTTGCCGATACCAGCAATGGTAGGATTTACAAGATGGATAACGATGCTCCTGCGCAAATCCGCATAACGACCAAGAATTTTAACAATCCTTGGTATCTGTCAGATGTTAATCCTGGGAATAAAGCAAATGGAATCCTTATTGTTTTTGATATTCCAGATGATGTTAACGTCAACAATCTTGTCCTCATTCCAAATCAAAGTCAAACCAAGGGTGATGTAACTCCTATAAAATTACAAATGTAAACGCAAAAAAGCCCCATCACTTAGATGGGTTTTTTGTTTTAGTCTTTGAATTAACCTTTGATAGATGACAGAACTTCTTCGGCGGACAGATTGTTAGTAACCATGTATTCCATGAGTTCCTTATAATCCTCCTTAGCCTTAGCAGATTTCAGTTCACCTAGTTTACCTTTGAGAGCCTTGATTTCATTCTGCTTCTTCTCGATCTTTGCTTCGAGAGCACTGATTTTTTCTTCGTAATTCACTTTTCTTGCCATTGTAAAATCCTCCTAAAAATAATATATCATATATATTACATTATTCGTTAGTAATTTGCAAGCAACACATGACTAAGTTACCAGGTAATATACTTGTATATTTACTGTTTTTCTTTATTGTCTGGCAAAGAAAATTGCTCTCCGCACCGCATACACTTATAGCCAGACTTCCAAACTTTTAATTTCTCACACGCCTCCCTGTATCCATCTTTGTGTAATGCGTGATAGGAGAACCCCAAAATCATAAAAACTGCACCTACGCCAAACGCGGTCAATCCATCTTTTGTAGATAGCGAAAGCAATAAAAACATAGTTCCCAATATATAAAAAGATACATATTTTGTTTTATATGATTTATATGTAGGCTTCTTTTCTAATATCCTCAATGCTTTGATATCTTCCGATTTACATTTAGGACATTGATAGTCTGGATTTCCTTGATTAATTATATTGATATTTGCTCCATCGTAATTATTGGTTACATATGTATTATAGTTATTAATTGCCTTCTCGGTTATAAAAGCAGTTCCACAATGCTTACAAATTCCAGCCTCCTTAGTATCATCTACTTCTATCGCAGCCCCACATTGAGTGCATCTAGCCGGTATGAACCCCATGTATATCCCTCCATTCCTAGAACCCCAATATCCTTTTGCTATTTTCTACCTTTCTCTTTTGATTTCCTCCCCACAAACAAAAAAATGACCTCCAAGGATTTCTCCCCAGAGGTCAAACCTATTACCGGAATCCCATCCGCTGATTCCTTCCCAGAATAGCATTGAGAGCCCGTGGATTCTCTGCCAGTGCTTTCATCACCTGCTCCGAAGATGCCTGCGTATTGAGCACCACCAGGCCACCACCGTTCCCGTCTTTGCCCATGTTCCGCAACAAGTCAGTTTGCTGCGCCATGAGGCTTTCCATCTTTGCATTGGGATTATCGCGGTTAAGGACCGCCGCTTTCCTCGTTACATTGGCGGAAATATGGGGAACATACGGAGTGGGGGCAATAGCACCGCCATCAGCGTATTTACCATAGTTCATCTTGTCAAGTGTATCCTTGCCGATGCGCTTAGTAGCTTCGGCGGTCATCACATATTCGCCATTGGACAAATATACGAATCGATCTTTGTTACCGATGTAAGCCAGGATACTATCACTGGTTCCCGTTCCGGCCCCGGTGATTGCTCCTGCGGTTTGACCACCGGACGCATAGCCAGGAATCGTGCCTCCCGTGGCCCTTCCTGGGATATCGCCGCCATCAGCGAACTTCATACCAGCGCGGACCAACAAAGCCCTTAGCTGGATTTTCAAGAGTTGTTGCAATGCAAATTTACCAATGTCAGCCCAAAGTTCCTTGAAGGAATCTTTGAAGGATTTACCCTCGGCCAACACATTGGTAAACATGTTGGTCATGCCATTGAGAATCATGTTATTGAACTCTAATTCTACTTTGTTTATTTCCTTCTCTTTATCCTGGAGGGCCTTTGTGGTTTCATTGACTTCTTTCCGGGTATCCTGCTCGGCCTGGGTTCCCACGTTAGCCAGGGAATTCCACTCTTGACTAAGGCGTTTGACTTCGGCCTCCTGCTTGGCTATATCGTCGTTTAACGTTGCTCCTTTGCCATTACTACGGAGGTCAGCAAGTTTCGCAGAAGCCTTCTCGTATTCCTCTAGCTTTTGCTCACGAAGAATATCTCCTTCCTCCTTGGCTTCTAGGGCCGCAGCCTTCTTACGTTCTAGCTGGTCACGCAGGATATCCCTCTGGGCTTCCAAGACATCCTGTTTCCCCTTGGGGTTTCCATCGCCATACGGGTGGGCCAATTCATAGTCAGTATCCATTTTATCAATGAGATACTTATCCATGTCATCCTGGTTCATAAAGCCCGCAGCCTTTTCCCATGCCTGGCGTTGGTCCTCAATGGCCTTCGTGGTTTTTACCACCTTCTGCCGGATCTTTTCTTCGGCCTCTACCTGCTTCTTAAAGGAACCATCAGCATCATTGGTAAGCTCGGCCAATGCTTTACGCTCTGCCGGGACAAGTTCTTCCCAAGTTTTTCCCTTTTTAGCAAGGGCCACACCGATTTCCTTATGAGAATCCAAGTACGCCTTGATATTCGCCTGCGTAGAACTAAGGGCATTTTCCAGTTCACCCTGGGACCACTTCAACATATTCAGCTTCATATCGGCCACCGCTAAGTTTACTCTGTCCTCCGCAGACTTTCCACCGTTAAGAAAATCTATCGACTTAGCTTTCCAGGTTTTTGTATCCGCGTTCTCATAAGCCATCTGCTCTTTATAAAGAATTTCCTGATATCTATCCGGCTGGAAATCATTGATACTCTTTGGGGCCTTCTTCCGGCCACCGATACTTTGCGTATACGGTTTCCCTGCCAAGGTATTTACCGAGATTACACCTTCAATACCAGTGTCAGCAAAAGCGGTTTGCCAGTTCGTAGTATAATAAGCGGATACGCCTTGGTTGCCACCGGCAGCATAGTAACCTTCACCGTTGGGGCCAATCATGATTACATGGCCTGCCTTGCCTCCGTTGCCATTCGTGTTCGTCAATGCGATATCGCCGGGACGGACGGTGTACTGACCGGAGGTAATCTCCGAATAAGGATGGAAAGCATAGCTGGCTGCCTGGCTCCAATTCGTCGCTACCGGTGAAAGATTATCAACGGTCTGCTGATCTACCCCGGCATTGACAAGCGCCTTCTGGATAAACGTTGTACATACCTTTCTGCCAATATCGCGCCAATCGCCGCCACCATAGGGCTGACCTAATTCTTCCTTGGCTCCGGCGAGAACCTGGTCATTGAAAGAGGTGTAACCGCCAAAGTTATTATTATCGAAAGACCAGGAATTTAATTGTGCTTGTCTAAGGGCCATGATCTTGTCCCCATAACCAGAGCTCATGTCCCCGAAATACGCATTTAAAGCAGCCTTTAAGTCAACATGGCCATCGCTGGTCTTGGTATAGTCCGCCTTTTCAGCAAGGAGTTTTACTGCGGTCATAGCATTGTTAAGCGGATTAGAGATATCTCCTGTACCAAAGCGGTCAGCGTCGGCCTGTTGCACCTGGAACATACCAAAGTGTCCAGAGTGCATATAATCTTCCAGTAGGCTTCCATCGCCATTGTACTGCTTAATCGTAGTATCACCACCGGACTCATGGGCAGCTATGGCACGAAGCAAAGGTTCATCAAACCCGTATTGCTTTGCGGTTTCGGAATTTGCTGCGGCCCGGATAGCCATGGACAGATCATCGGTCAGCTTTTCATCAGCCTTCGGTTTTTGATGGCTAGTACGCGGGTGAGGCGTTCTTTCGTTGCCATACTTATTATTATCCGGAAGGGAATTCTGATGATTTTCCTCGGCCTTTTCCCTGCCCTCTATCAGAGCAGCCCTTGTAGCGGCTTCGGAAGCAAGATTTTCCTCTTTCTGCTCTTTTTCTTCCAGGCTTCCCAGATTACCTTGTTCAGTTTTCAGATAATCTTCTATAGGGCCAACGTTGCCAATCTTCCCGGCTTCTTCCACGGCCTTATCCATATCCCCTTGAGCTTTGGCTATTAATTCATCGGCTTTTGCAATTACTGCATCAGTACCGCCATTCCATTTCACTTCCAAGTCATTAAACCAGCCCATGATTCCGCCTAGTTTTCCATAGTTCTCTGCTGCGTCTTTCATCTTTTGAGCACTTTCCAAAGTAGCCTTTGCAGCATCGTATTTGCCCTGGTTCATCACACGGGCCAACCAGTTCCAACCTTCGCCGTTTCTCTTAACCTGCTTTAGTTCTTCCTGTAATGCCTCTATTCTGTGCCTCGTACTCTCAATTTGCGCCTTAGTAGCCTTAGCGTTCTCCTGTGCCGTGTTTGCTATATTTTTTTGCTCCTGGATACTTTTGCTTTTCTCTGTACCCATGTAATCCTTGATGGCCGTTAACTTAAACCCGTTGTCATCAAGGAATTGGCCAGCGTCAGTATGTAGGATTTCAGCGACGGTTTCTTCCATGTCCTTCAACTGCTCCTGCTTCGCCTTGTATTCCTCGCTGCCTTCGCTGACCGTAGCAAGACTCTCTTTGACCTTGTTATACGCTTCGGCCACCTGCAATACTGCGGTTTCCCGGCGCTCTGCCTGGTCATACTCCTGCTCTGCCGTGTCGATTTTCTCCTTGATAGCATCGGCAGCATCATGGGCAGCATTGGCTTCCTCGCCTTCTGCCATAGCGGTCATAAGGAGGTCTGCACCCATGGTAGCAGCGATTGTAGCAATGATGGTCATAGGACCACCAAGGGCCGATATTGCCGTGGTCAAGGTACGAGAAGTAACCGTGGCCACACGCTCTGCCGCTGCAAACGCAGAAGTAGCCAAAGCACCCGCACGAAGGACAATGTTCTTCCGGCCTACTGCTGCCGTTCCTGCGGTTTCTGCAACGGCCTCCCCGGTGGCAGCGCTGGCGTTTGCAGCTTTGCTTGCGGTATTAGCTGCGGTAGCTGCGGTATTTGCCGTAGTAGCTGCGGACTCTGCATGTTTAGCAGCCGTTGACGCACCAGTGCTTGCTGCATTGGCCGTTTCCGAAGCCGTATTTGTAGCCTTGGAAGCCGTGTTCGCCCCGGTCTGTGCCGTGTTAGATGCCTCGGCTGCTCCGTTGGTCCGTTGTGCCGCACTGTTTTGCTGCAACGCTATGGTTTCTTCCCGGATTTTCTGCGTATGTTCATTTCGTTCTTCGATGTCAGCACCGCTTCCCATGGTGCTCCTGCCGGTTCCCAGGGCCGCAGCACGTTCCGCACCTTTGGCTCGGCCTTCCTCCTTAGAGTCAGCGTACATATTACCGAAGAAACCTTCTGCCCGGTCACCTTTGCGATAATCCTCACTCATTCCCCAGGTAGTTCTTGCGGCTTCCTGCGCGGATACAATCTTGCCTAATGCTGCGGATGCAACCTTGATTGCTCCCAAGCCTGCTACAACGTATCCTAGATACTTAGCCAATACAAGGACATTCGTCTGGCCTTTCCCGGCTTCCTCGGTCATTTTACGGAGCCCTGTGGTTATATCCCGGATCTGCGTTGCCAGCCACTTTAAGCTATCGAAGCCTCCCTGCTGACCAAGCGTAGCCACGAAATTCACGGCTTCTGCTTTGGCCTGTTCAAATTTACGCTTGATGGTATCCATTTGTACGGCCACCTGCGCATCAGCAAACCCTTTGGTTTGACCATCGTTAAGAACACCCTGCATACGCAGAATTTCTTTGTAGTTTTTGAGGATTGCTGCAATTTTCGAGTATTGGTACTTGCCCCCAGCGAGAGTTGAAAGGAACTTCGTAGTATCCTTGCTTGTACTGCTCACGGCCAAGGATACATCGAGAATCTGCTTTTCCAGGGAACGCACATGCTCTACGCCATCGGTTCCCAATTCTCTCGTTTTAATGCCCCAGAGTTTCAGCGCCTTATCAGCCTTGCCGGAACCCATGGTTACAAACAAGGACTTTAATGCCTGTCCAATCTCATTACCGCTGCGGGCCGTAGTACGAACACCGGTTTCCACGAGCGATGTAAAGAAGGAGAAGGACACGCCAGCCTGGGCTGCCGACGCACCAGCGACCTGGATTGCCTGGGAAATATCCTGGCCGGACGCAGCGCCGCTATGAGCAGCCCTGGTCCAGATATCAATGATTTCCGAAGAACGGGTAAGCAGATCATTGGTATTTTCCGTCTGTAAATTCCACTGTGACATGGCCGCTTCCAGACCTTTCGTTGCTTCTTCCATGGAGAACGCATCGGCAACGGCCATCTTTGCTGCTTGGTCCGTGAAAAGTTTTGTATTGACCACACCATTTTCACCCTGTCCATACATACGACCAATGGAACGAGCAGCCTCTAATACCTCATCGGTGCTCTGACCATACTTACCAGCAATGCTGATGAAATCCGTCATAGCCTTGTTCATCTTCTCTGTTTCTTCGGCAAAACCTACGGCATCGGAGGCTTTCATATTCGGATTAGCTTCGATGGACGGGATAACCTGCCGGATAGCAGCCATGCGATAATCAATGTTGGTCATTTCGTTTTCCGCCAACGTAGGAACACCGGCAGCAACGCCAATGGCTGCACCCGTGGTAATCCACTGTAAATGCGACATTGCTTTACGAGCAAATTCAGATTGAGTACGAGAAGCTCCCTGGATGCTCCGCTGATATCTATCGTATTCCCTTTCGGTCTGTTGGAGTGCGCGACGAGTTTCTGCGAAAGCCTGTAGATTCTCCTGCGTAGGAGCTTTGCGATACGTCGCGTACAGAGATTCACACCGGGACTGTAACCGGCGAAGTTCCTGCTCATACGAGCGTACTTCTGTGGTCTGGTTACCAAGATTCTTGCCAAGGGCCGAAGCGTCCCTGGCCGCCGTAGATGCTGCATTGAAAGACTTTGCGTCACTAAAGCCAATCACCGGATTGACCGGAGCCACTTCCAACGCTCTCTTACCGCCAAGAACGCGTAACTGTTCCCGGTACTCTCTGGTTACCCGCTGCGCTGCCTGCAATTCTTCGTCTGTAAGCTGCCTGCCGCGGGAAATCGCAACATTCCATTTTTCCGCATCGGCTTTTACCTTGTCCCAAACCTGGCGAAGTTCCTTGCTGCCACCATAGTTCCCGGCCAGGGCATCGTTTCTCGCATTGATGACGCTACGGTTATTAGCGACGTTTCCACGCACCGTATCATTGATTTTCTTGCGGTTCGCCTTCTCCGTTGCCTCGGCAATGGCTTGCTCTTGTTCCAGGATTTTCTTCTGGTTCGCAATTTCAGCCCTCTGCTTTGCAAGGATACCTTCGTGAATCTTAGCAATGTTCTCCTTGACCTCGCGCAACTGGTTACTCTCGCGGACCTCTTTAGCATAGTTTACCCATCCGCCCTTTTTAGCATAAGGATTTTCCACGGCTTCCAGGCCATAGTTTTCCAGCGTCTTATTGGCACTGTTAATCATAGAGCGATATTTGTTAAACGTGCTCTGGGCCAGGGCCTTATGACGCTGCATGGACCGGTCATAGGCTTTCAGTGCGCTTTCCTGTGATTTAATCGCTGCGGTTACTTCGTCAAACTGTGCTTTAGCCTTGGCTCCCAGGATATTATTAAGATCCAGACTCTTAATACGCTGCATTTCATCTTGGACCATCTTAATCTGGGAAAGAACCATGTCCAGGCTCTTGGTTTGCTTGGAGTCAGCAAAACGAATGATACCGCCACGCATAAGATGCTCTTTTTCTGCATTTAACTCTCGGAGAATCTTCCGAAGTGAAACCATGTTATTCGTGAGGTCAGTGAAACCTTCATCTACGCCTTTGCCTTTCAGATCCAGCTTGCCTATTTCATCGCCAACACTTTTTACCGCCTTGGCAAATCTATTTGCTCCACCAGTAGCCGCATCGAAGCCATCTTTGCCCCCGAACTTGGTTACTTCATGGTTGAGTTCCTTGAACGTGCTCTCGAAAGCCTTTGTGTCATTCCGGATGCTCTCTAAGCGCCGTTTGAAGTAATCAACGTCAAGTTCGACTGTATATTTCAATGTTCTATCGTTATCAGCCAACTTTTATCACTCTCCTTATATTCTTGTCCACGAGGTTCGCCCATATAGCCCTTCTACGCTATCACCTATATAAACTATTGCGTCCACCTCTAAAATCGCTCTACGGGCCTCCTACGGCTTCTGTGAGCATTTCCGGGTAAAAACCTTGCATTGCTAAAAATACAGTGCTATAATACTCAATGTTGTCACACTTAATTTCATATTGCGACCATGAATCATTTCACGCTAACATAAGCGGATTAAAAACTCCTACTTATGAACCCGGCATATAAAAAATGCGGGGGGTATTTCAAATTGCTGACTGTGGCCTTGTACCCTTGCGCTCAACCGAAAAACCGCAACGCGGTAAAGGACATAGGAAGCACAAATATTTTTTATTCTCTTGGAGGGATTCTCATGGAAAACATGAATAACGTCGCAATTGTAAATGAAATTAAGGGTAAACTTATCGGAGCCGAGCAAATTCTTTTTTTGCTCAACCAAAACGGCACCAATGATGACTACGAGGACGTTATTGAAATTGTCCGTAATACTCTCTCAGATGCCATGGAGCTTACTGATAAAATACTGTGACGAACTAAAGGTACGATGGTTAACATCGTGCCTTTTTTATTCGCCAAGTAATGCCCGGATAGCATCGTCACCTTCCAAAACTTCTCCGGAAGAATCACCGTTTAATTCCGCTTGTTCTTTTTCTGCATTTTCGCTAAGGCCAAGCAATAAATCTTCCATCTGGTTAATCCTTAAATTCTCGATATCCTCCATTGTGAGGCTTGTGTTTTTAACTAAGGACGCAAAAAGATTACGCCAATGAGTTTCTTCGCCCTTCTTTATTTCTGTTTTTTTTTAAAGGTGGATAAACCAAGAAGCAATTCCACAATCTGCGCTGCCGTTTCTAGGTCCAACCATTCGTTAATCTGTTCCTTTGTTTCCCGGTAATCCAATGCTAACTCTACGATTTCCATCACATCATCAGCAAAGCCATTATCGAAGTTTATCCTCCCATCCGGCAGGGTTTCTACTTCGCCATCTTCGCCAATAACCGGGGCCATAGCATAGAGGGCAAAAGAGCCCGGATCATACTTCGTCGTAAAATCGGTTACCGTTTGAATATCTTTGAATCTCGCGCTGAATACCTTGTGCTTTTTTCCGTATCTATCACGGACAGTCCGATAAACAGATACACTATTTTCTTCCTGTTCCATACAATCAACTCCTATAAATGAAAAAAGACACCTCACAGGTGTCTAAAATATGTTATACTTATTAAGTTGCCACAACCTTCCATCAAGGGTTAATCCGGCGAGGAAGGAGGGAACGATATGTTTACTCACGAATTTTGGCTTTCGGTGTTAGCAAGTGCTATCGGCGGCATAATTGTCGAAGTTGCCTTGCGTTGGTTAGGTATGTAGCCGATACCATGTGTGGTAATTAGCCAGACACCAATCAAAAAAGGCCCCCATGCTAGTCCATCACCACTAGCGGGGCCTTTTTCTTTTGGGTAACATATGTATACCCACGAATTTTTAGCTACGTTTAATATATCACTTCGCGCCGTAAAAGTCAATAATTTCATAATTTAACAATGGTATAATTGTATAACTGTGTACCATTACGCCATTACACTGCTATACAATTACACCATTACAATGGTGCAATATAAGAAAAACGGGCCTGGCTACGAAAGCCAAGCCCCATTCCTTAGTCAGCCACCTTGGAAACCGTGATAACTGCAAAGTCATCGTGACCATCACCAGGATCAAGGATATTGACCGTAAGCTGCGGCGTAGATGCCTTATCACGAGCCGTTTCAATATCGAATTTACCATCGCAACGCACACGACGAGCATAGATATCAACCTGGTACTTAGTACCGTCGCTGGATTCCGTCTGGAACATCCAGTTGAACGTAGCGACTTCCGGCATTGCGTTTTTCAGCATGGAAGCCTGCACTGCGGAAGCATCGTCAGCCTTGTACCATACTGCATATTCGCCTGCTTCTGCACCTTCGGCAAAAGTTACTTTACCGTCAGCACTTACAGTTACCTTGTCAGACTTTGCACCGTCCGGACCAAGAATTGCGATGACTTCAACACCGGACAGAGTTTCGCCTTTCATAAGTTCCGTAGATTCCGTGGTCAGCAAAACACGATTCGTGCGCTTATTTCCGGAAGCCTGCAAATTAACGCCCTGGGCTACCGTAAGCTGCGAGAGGGAAAATTCCGCATTGGTAATCTCAATGTTACCTTCCTTCTTGCTGATGAAAGTGTAAAGCGGGAACAGAGAATCACCACCGTACTGGTCCTCGGTAGTCGCATTGACGTTCAGCTTCATGCTCTGGCTCGTAGTCAGTTCCAGGAGTTTACCGGAAACAGTGTTCAGAACACCTTTGCCGATACCATGGAGTAACAAGCCTTTACCTAAAATGTTGTTCAGATTAGCCATGTTATACATCACATTCCTTTCTTAGTTGAATACCAATGGCATAAATTCCAATCGGTATTTAAATATATCTTTGATTCCAGAGGTTTTCTGTCCTTCGGAGCAAACTCGCTCGTCAAAATACTCGTGCATAAGGTAGACAATTCTCTCTCGTATGTTACCGACTTCTGACCGGTTTTTCGTATAAATATCAATTCTTAGAATTCCCTTATTCATATAAGCATTTTTCGTGGTGCTTGCATCGACAAAATAAAACGCAATGAAATTCAAATCCTTTGGTTCATATTCGTCTACTTCTTGGTCCCTTCTGCGGAACTTCAAAGAAAAATTCTTGTCTTTCGCCGGACAAAATGAAGCATCATTTTCCGGCCTTTTTATTTTGAGGTATCTTTGTAAATCCTCGTCGCTGGTGAGCACATTAGCCAGCTTTTCTGTGTATTGAAAAGTGTTCACTTTGGTTCACCTCGCATAATATATCTGTCAGCCATAGCCCCCAGCGCATTGAAAATATCATCTTCCATTACGGCTATCCTTGCCGATTTACCAGAAGAAGCGGTGACATTTTCCTTGACAATATGCTGACCTTCAATGGGACGTACTTTGGCCCATGGTTTACCACCGCCAGCCGTTTGCCATTCCAGGTTTAAACCATGAGGCATAGCTGCGGAAGAACCTTGATGCCAATTTCCATCTAAGTCCTGATAAGGGCCACGGGTGCGGATTTCTGTGCCGCTTTCATCGTTACCAGGTGGCTTTCCACGCTCTTTATTCCACAACTCACTACGTTTATAAGCCGGTAAATCCGGGTTTTCTTTTGCATTATCCATTTTTGAGCCGGAGCCGTGTTCCAAAATCCACATCTTTTGGCCGCTCGCGACGTATTCACCACGCACAACATCGTAATCATCTTTGACTATATGAAAGTCAATCTCGGCGTTGCCCTCTGGCCTTTTATGCTTTGACCAGTCAGACCGGATATCATCCATGATCCCCCTCGCCGTTTTCTGCATCACATTCGCCAGTTCACTCATTAGCGGTTATCCTCGGATACCTGGACTTCAAAAAGATTTACATACTTGGCCGTATCTACGTTTACCACGTTATAGTTTCTCCCGTTCAATCTGATTCGATATAGGAGGTCAATATCAATGTTCGGCTGCATGATGATCTTTTTTACCGTCGTTTGCAGGATACCAGCGTCATACTGCTTCATCGCTGCGGATATATCAGAGAAATTTACCGGGACATTCTCGGCAATAGTCACTGGTCTCTGTTCAATCAGTTCATAGTCCTCATAAATGTCCTCAAACTTGATTACCTCGATATATCCGTTGATCCGTCGCCCTTGCATCTGCACTGCATCGGCGGACCGTTGCTTTGCAATGATAAGGAACTTCTCGCCGGACACCTCGCGGGTAATTAGCTCGCCATCGGTAATCTCTGTGTCTGTATTGGTTACTATAACCTTGCCATCAGCAATAGTCTTTGGAGCCATAGACTTACCACGGCGAAGCACCAAGGCTTTCTCGGTTTTATCACGGAACGTAAGCGGTTCCAGGCGGTCCGCATAGAACTGTAAGACATTCACTGCACCTGCACCCCGTCCAGAATCCGCTTTACTTCCTCGGTCATAACACCGTCATTACCAAGCGTAACCTTGATATCATAGTCATCACGGGACTTCCACCGCAAAATACCGCCCATCTGCTTGATATTGCAGGCGAGAATCCCGCAGGCACGTTTTACGTCCTCCGGAACCTCCGGATATCCGCTGGTATACTTCACCGTGATAAACTTAGGCGTGCTCCGGAACATCAAGGACCGGGGCATGTAGAAGGAGAAATACTGCGACGTATCGCCATCGAACTCTAAGCACTCCGGTTCCAACTCCAAAGAATCAGTACCAAAAGGGCTGCGGGTTTTCGCAGATACCTTATCTATGGATATCCTGGGATAATGAATCAGCTTCCCACGGGTTTCCTCGGTAGTCCTGCGATAAGTCAAGTCAACTCGTTCTGTATATTCCACCGGACCAAAAGAGCAGCCTTTATATGCGTCAATGAGGACACTTGCTGCCTCGATGTGATCCATGGTCACACCAACGGTCAAACCGCAATACTTCGTGAGTTCATCTTCGGTAATGTATGTCACTTGATATACCCCTCCTTGCGCAGATGCTCCGCAAATTCCGTAGACACATTAACTTTCCCATCTTTAATGGGGATTTCCACAGAATTTGCCAGGAAAGACCTGCATTTCTTATATGCCTCTGCTACCTCATACCCGGTAACTTCGGCCTCTGTTTTCTTCTTAGCTGCCATGCTCTCACCCCCCATCAATCTCATGCCCTAATTAAGCCCTTCAAGGGTAGGGTATTTTGGTAAGGGCGTGGGATTACTCCTCACGCGCCCTCCCTTGAAAGGCATGGATTAAGCCGTGGGATTAACGGTCTTAGTCAGAATGAAGTGTGCGCCGGTCTGTGCTCCGTGTACGATGTAGTTGGAGAAATCCAGTACAAACTTGTCCGTCAGCAGACGGTCATTTGCCAGCGGGGTTTCCGGATTAGCAATCTCGTAAACCTGCGGGCCATCATTGAACAACCAGATACGGTCAATCATTTCCGTATTGAGTGCGACAATCTTATGCGTTACTGCGCCGGTCTTTTCATCGACTTCCGGTTTAATAAACGGAGTGAGGACAATCGGCAGAACACCCATCGGAGTGTAGAAGCCAGTCACCTTTACGCCAGGCAGGATTTCAGCCTCGATTTCACGATGGTAAATCTGGCGTTTCTGTTCCTCTTTTACCAGCACATCGTAGGTGGCATGGTTCATCGCAATGACATTCGGCTGGCCTTTGTAATCAAGACGGGCCATGAGATTGGCGATCTTGGTATTCAGAGCATCGGAAATCGTAGTATTATCGGCAATCGGAGTTACATCGGTAATCTGGGAAAGCACACCGCAATACTCGAAGGAGTCCGTTGCATCCAGAGCCGTCTTGCCGTTCCAGAAGTCATTGGAAGTCTTACGAGCGAAATCAACAAACATGTCATTGTAATCTTTCGTAGTCAGATCCTCGAAAGTACCGTAGTTCTTCTCCATCTGGCGGGTGAAGAAGTCATAGCGGATACCAGTAGCATATGCACGCGCAAAAGCCTGCTTCCAGTTATCACGCTTATAATCGTTGTCCAGAGCCTTCGGACGGTAGGACGGATTTTCCTTCGTGCCAAAGCCCGCGCGGGGATCAATGGCTACCGTGTTTTCCGGAATTGCCATCTGCTCATTCCAGGTGTGGGGGTAACCTTTTGCCCGGACAGAGTTCACTTTCAGACCAATGGCGAAGTCACGTTTCAGATAATCATGGAGCACAGAATCATAGTCACCAACAACGAGCATATGATCTTCGTTGTATACGGTCACCGGGTTACCTGCGGACTTAATCAGCGTACCGTCCATACCGGTAGCCATAGCCGCTGCGAATTTTTCTCTAGCCATGTTTCACATCACATTCCTTTCTAAAAAAGAGCCAATCCCGAAGGATTAGCCCTGCATACGAAGTTTCGTAATCTCTTTAATTTTGTCCATGGGACTCATTGCAGATGCCTTGATTTCGGCCATCTTAGCTTCCCGGTCATCATCGCCCACCAGCGGATTGCCTGCTACATGCTGACCAGCCTTCGGAGTGGGGATTTCCTCTTTGGAACCTTTCATCGGTTCCGGCTCTTTGCCTTCCTCGCCATCTTCCGGTTCGCCCTCGCCCTTTTCCTCGGCTGCTGCCTTGATTGCGTCAACGTCGTTCTTGGCCTGCTCTGCGGCAGCCTTGACTTTATCAATAGATGCCTTGATATCGTCCAGATCCTCTTTGGATACCTGTGCTTCCAGAGAAGCCTTGATTTCGCCCTGGGTTTCCTCGATGCTCTTAATGCGCTGCTCCATGGATTCAGCCACAGAAGCCGCAATCTCTTTTACCAGTGCGTCCTTTTCCTCTTTCGTCATTTCCACATCACTCCTATTTGCTTTTGCTGCTGCCAGTTTTTCAATGAACGTGTCACTGAAAGCTGCACAGTTCTGCCAAAGGATTGCACAACCACAACCCTCGAATTTGTCCATATAAATAACTTCCTCGTCCTCATGGGTGGCCGTTGCATACCATTCCAAGGAGAAACCCAGGGAACCAGCGCCATTGAGGATCATGTACGCTTCATCCGGATATTTCTCTTTCCACACAACGATTTCAGCCATGAGGTTTTCGCCTTCTGCATGAACTTCTCGGATATAACCGATGTTCACATTGCCGTGGTCCGTGAATAAATCCTCCGTATCCTCGTACCAACTCGGATATACGCAATTCAGCGGCATCCCTACAAAGGACTGTGCGCAGGCGTCCACAGACTCCTGCGTAAATGCTACGAGCTTACCACCGGCCCCACACGGCGAACCAGACGATGCCTTGCCAATCGTAGCAATGCAGCCGGTAATTACCATTTTGTGTGCTTCCGTGGACATCACAACATTAGAGAGCGATGCTTCAATCTTTGTCTTTTTCGTTGCTATCACCCCCTTCTGTATTAGTAGTATCCTTTATATTTCCGTTCCCATTGAATCCACCAGCAATACCAAGGTCAACATTGATATTCGCCGTTTTCTCCGGGTAGGTCATATTGGCATAATCAGAGGTGCTTTCCTCGTAGCCCATGATTCTGCGGACTTCGTTTTCCGTAAGCACTCCCTTGTAGTATTCATCCACCACACGCTTGGATTTTACGGATTTCTGCATTTCAGAATCCTCGAAGATATATCGGAATTTCAGTACACCGCCAAGGCCCATGTTGGCAATCACATAGTTGTTATACAGGTCCTCCATCATCGCTGCATAGGGCTTAATGAGTTCCTGTGTCATAGCGTTTTCCTGGTCCTCACCGGTGCTCCTGTCATTTGCAATGACCAGACCAAGTTTTTCCGGTGGGATGCCAAAGGCCACACCGACAATCTGCGTCAACTTTTCAAGCCACTGCAAATACAGGCCATCACTGTTGATTGCCTTGATCTGCTTGGTTTCCACAGACTTGGAACCGGCCACAACCGGGATACGTCCAGTGCCTTCGATATCGTTCTTCATGTATTCGATGAATTTCTCTCGTTGTTCGGAGTTGATTCCTTCACCCAGGGAAATCAAGAACTCTGCCGTAGCGTTGGTGGCCTTCTCGTTGGCCTGCTCAATGGAGTCCAGGTAAAATCTCACATACTGGTAAGCCATCATAATCGGAGATAAGCCATAGGGCTGATATGTGAAGTAGGACCGCTGCATATAAGCAATGTCCTTGGCCGTGAAATACTTCATGCCATCTTCCTGCTGCTGCATATACCGTACTGCGTTATCGTCCGTGTAATCGTATGGAACCACCATCTGAATCGTCGAACCATCCACCGGATAAAGGTATACAGGGTGCTTCGTGGACCGCGCCTTGGCCACCTCTGCGCACATAGCGTCAAGCACCATGGCATCATCCAAAAGCCGCTTCGTGAACGAACTACGGCTATCCACAAGATTAGGATGCTCAATGCAATTCTGTACCGCTGCAATCTCCCGGATTTTCTTTCCCCGGCCACCAATCACATCAATGGTATACGGCTGCCGGGCCAAGGAATCCTGGACAATGGTTATCGCCTTCCGCACGATTGGATCACGACTGAAATTCCGTAACTGCCTTACCGTGGGATTTTTCGGGAGCACTGACTTGCGCTTATTATCCCGTGGCATCCAACTCATGTACATCTGGTTTGGAAGGAGCCTAGCGAGGGGACCTTTGCTTGCCAAAAACTTTTTTACGTTGTCAAACAATGTTTCTCACCCCCTCATTTAAAAAAACCGAAGGGCGTATTTGCCATTCGGTTCCTGTTTTTATTCATATTCATTCTGCTTCCTCCGGCATCAATGCTGCCAAAGGAGAAATTTGCTACCGATGTTTCAAGCAATGGCTTCAATGCCATTTCTAAGCAATCAGGGCCGTCATCATGGCCCTTTGGATAATTCCGAAGCTGACTAAGTAATATCTTCTGCCCGGCCTTAAACTTGATATGTCCCTGCCGAACATGGGGAACCAGGCTCTCGATACGGGCAGCCTTGCTATCGCCATTGGTATGGCATACGTCAATCCAGTCAAGGTAAATCCCTGCCTGCACCAGTTCACGCTGCAAAGTCGAAGAAAAAAACAACTGCATCTGGTTCGTTTCACAGACAATCTTCGGATTATGCGGATAATACTTAGCGATTATCGCCTTTGCGTCCTCTATGATTTCCTCCGGCCTCCGCTTTTTGAGGTCAGCGTCCAATACATAGAAGTAATTGTCAGAACACCGAGCCACCGCGATAATAGCGGAAAAGTCGTTCATGCGCTTACCACCGATGGCCGGATCAATCGCAATGCAAACCTCTTTGATTTCCGGACAATCAACGTAGCGGTTATTCTCCAACCACTCTGTCTTGAACGTCCGTGTATTCTCGGTCTGTGGATCGTTTTGGAACTCGCTGGCAAACCCTTCCTCGGACGCTATCCTGCGCTCCATCAAATGCTCATACATATCTGGGCGCTGGTTCGGCCAAAGGACTTCCGTACCGGCCAGCATTTCTTCCTTGTGCTTCCGGTAGAAGGCCATAGCATCTGAATAAGCATGGTCACCACGGGTTAAGTCCGTCATTATATTTTCCCATTCACTCCATAGCGGACTATCGGAAAACTTAATGACCGCCTGGAACGTCTTGCGCACCCAGGAGGAATACTCCCCATCATTCAGCATATGATAAAGCAGCGCATCATATGAAAGCACTGTACCAATGTAAAAGAAGGAACACGTTGGACACCCCATAGGCATCACATCAGAATTGAACCACTGTTTTAGTGAGGCGTTCTGCGATGGACTAGCCACCTGCTCCGCCGTTTCTAAATCGTCTAGGATTACCAGATCCGGGCGCGTACTATTAAATTTCATGCCGCGCATCTGTGCTCCTGCGCCTTTCGACGTGAGAAATACTTTGTTTCTCGTGTAGATTTCGTTGGAATTCCAGATATCATCATTCTTCATTTCACCGAAATCATTTTTGATTCGCTCATTGAATTCCAATTCGTTACGAATATCAATGATGAATTGCTTTGCCACCGGCCCCGTCGCGGATATAATCACGATGAAGCGCTTGTAACCATAGCAAACACACCAGAGTACAAACGCGAATGAAATCAGAGTTGACTTCGCATGGCCACGCGGGGCAGCCACAACGTTCCTGGTTTCTTCATCGCTATGATTAAGGATTACATCTTCTACCTTATGGATCAGCCAAAGGTGGAATTTCTCGGACCACTCTGACTTGAAAGAATCTGCGAGATAATACTCGCAGAACCGCTTGAAATCATGGGCGCAAATGTCACGCATACTTTGGTTATCCCCTTCTCTACGAAGTGAACCACCAAAAATCTGCCTCATTGCATTTGCCATGAAATCACCTTACTTTAAATGGTATTTACGGAAATGCTCTTGGATTTTCCGTAACCGAGCCTTGGTATAGCCTGGATGCTTCGGATACCAATCTGATAATGGGATAAGCCCCTTGGCTCCGTTGCAATCAGTACAAGCCGGGACAATGTTCTCTATGAGGTCAACTCGTTCCGGGGACACCTTGGCCATCACCGATTGAGGAACCAGGTGCTCCGGGATAAGAGCCACATGCTCTTTACCGCAATAAGCACATTTATGACCGAACTCCTTTTTAATCCGTTCCCATTCCACAGTATTACCAAAGACACCATTGAGGGACACCCACCGCCCGGTCTGACTCCGGATAATCGTTTTGGACTCAATACCAACCACGAACTCTGTCATTACCTCCATAGGCACATGCTCCAAAAGCCATTCCTTGACCGTGATATTGATTGCCGAAGAATATGGAACTGTAATTCCAAACCACTCACCAATGGCATCATAGAAATCCCTCGGTCTGTTGCCAGGAACCGCACCGATATACCGAGACATGAGATTATCAAAGGTATAACGCGGATTTACAAAGGGCTTGACCACTCCAGATTGCATAAGCAAATCCTTTAGGTCATCCAACTGTTTACCAACGCTATCCACGGCAATCTCATGTCGGCTATCCTGGGACACCAGCGGAAGCACATCATGCGTTACCCACCGTTGGTATTCCTTGGCCGTTCCCTTCCGGCTGCTGAAAATCAACCGGTAAATACCAGGAAGGCTTACTGCGTTCATCTTCTGGGGGCCACCAGGCGTATCCATGGTTATCATCCTGCGTTCATCGGCATCTAACCGGGAAACCGCATCGCGACTATTATGGATATCCAGGGCCTCGCATACGTCATTTGCGACGTACCACCGCAAAGGGCCTATTTTCTGACTCCGGACATCATCAAAGATGCCAGAGCCAAACATAGATACTTCATTGTTCATCGTGTCTTGTGATTGAAAATTTCTTTTCTCGCCCACCGCTTATCGTCCCGGTCCTTTACATGTCTGCGAAGGTCCTTGGCTTTCTTGACGTGACGCGGATGGCGCTCTTTTTCTTCCATGCTCATTTTTGAGTTCTCCCTTACAAATTACTCGGCGCTATCTTCCGCAGCGACTCAATCAGCATTGGATTCTCACGGAACGCCTTCATAATTTCTTCATAAGATTCATTGTCTAAACGTACTCGAAGAATATCGTTGATGATATTCATTGCTTTTTCCACGGTCTTATAGCAGTACACTTTCTCCTGGATCGCTCCGATCTCGGAGGAAAGCGTTTGTTGCCGCAGCGTCATTTTGTCGAGCATATCAATGACCTGCTTCAAATCTGAAACCTCTACATCACCATTACCCACTCTCCGGTCCAGTTCATCGAGCTCAACCGAGATAATGTCAACCGCGTTGTTTACGAGATTCAGCGCCTTGACCTTGGTTCCATAGACGTTTACCACCTGTTCATCGGTGGGCGCGGTCATGTCACCGCCAAGGCCATTGTCCCTGCACCACCGAGCAATTGAGTTATGGGAAATCTTGTAGCCGTTGGGAATCAAGTTCCCATCGTTGATTTCCTTCGTGATGTCACGGTAACTCTTGCCCTTTAGTCGCTTATCGCGAACCAGTTCACACAGACCGAACTGTTCTACCAGGGAACCCATGGCCCCGTTGGTATGCAGCCGGTCCGGGGCTTTGTTTCCCGGTGGTGGCGCAGGATGATTCCTTGCCATACCAAACACTCCTTATTTTGTTTGTATTAAAAAAGGAGCACCAGCCGCAGCTATGCTCCCCGGCACCTCCCCGCAGGTACTATGCCTATTCTTATACATTTACGCCATTACACCGTTATAACTGTATACCTTTACAATGGTATAATGTCGTATATTTTCATGTGGCAGTCAAAGGAGTCGAACCTTTACCTCTGCTGGAATCGCAGTGTTCCTACCGTTAAACTATCCCGCCATAAAAGGGGCCTGCGCCCCATTCCCGTTTAGGCCACGGGCAAGACCTCTGCAATCAAACCTACAACTCATTGCAGCCCTTAGTTGTCGTATAAGGTTTTTAGACCACGAGCAGAGGAACATCGAACATACCAGCTACTAGTGCGAACACCTATCTGTAATGCTCTATGAACCCTTGTTCTCTTGTGGCAAACTAGGTACGGTAGCTACACTTCTTTTTTAAGAAACCTATTGACTTTCCTGGCTCCCAGGTTATACTTTCTTGATTTCCAGGAAACGGCTTCGGGCAGACTATCCCCTGCAAAGGAGATAGATTAGACTGTCCGTAGATACTTTCCGTCATTCCGAGGTATCCGTATCCGTGGTGCTCCTGCCAACCAATGAAATCATCGGTCAGCCATAGCCTATCAGTCAATTACGCCCCAGACTGTCCCAGGTTTCCCCGGCAAGACTATGAACCCTTCCCACCACCGTTATCGTGGCAGTCAAGCGATTAACCCTCCGCGCCCTATTTTTAACCATGGCTTTCGCTTTAGGCTTAACGAGGTCTTGCAGCGCTTTTCAACCCCTTTGGTAACTCCCCAATAGCACCGAACAGACCAGGGAGGCCCCGCATATTCTCTGCATCAGCTATGCGACACTGGCAATTTATATACCGCAGGCAGCGGATAGGAACCAGGCAGCGAAATAACGTATGCCACCGGGAACCCCTTCGGCTCACACCGACAAATATATTGTACTCTTGTTAATCTATATTGTCAACACTGAAATATATTGGTCATTCAATGTATAACTATGGTTGCTTAGGTATTCTATGATAACTAAGTAACTCCTAAGTAAGTACCAAGGATAAAAGTGGTATAGGTATGAGCGAAGCGAATACCAAGTGAGCGAAGCGAACTTCAAACCACTGGATTCAATGATATACTATGTTACCCCCCTACCCCCCGTACATATATAATATGAAAATCGACACTTTTCACAACCCTATTTTGAAAAAAAGTTTAAAAATTTTTTCTTGGGAGCTCCGGAGGGCCTTCGGCGGGGCTTTGGTATTTCCAGAAGCACCCAAGTGATGCTCTGGTATTCTATGTATATACCTATGGAGAAATATGGAGAAAATTTTTCTCTGGTTGGCCTTTAGATCCACAAATGCTCTCTGGTCAGATTCTTTGCACCCCTGGTATCGCCTTCGCGGGCCTTAGTATGCCTGGTCCTTTATGCTTTTTGTCTGGTCAGCTATGGTTTTCTATGTATCACTCCTATGAACCCTTATGGGACAAGGCTTCACACTGGTTTTCTATGGTAACCTATGTATATTTCTTCTGTATCACACCCCAGGAAGCCTTATGTAGCAAGGGCTGACGCTGGTTTTGCTATGAAAAAATTTGGAAATGGCGTCGTTACGAACTTGGGACTATGCCCGCGCCCGGAACCCCAGAAAAATCGGCATTGGAAGCCCTTTTCGCACCCCGGCCCCATTGCCAGGACAAGGCAGCCCCATTTTTCCCAGGAAGGGCCCCGCCGGAACAAACGCCAAACACGCGGCGACGCTGAAAAGCCGGGACCCCCCCGCCACACAAGGCCCCGCGCCTATTCCCTGCTATGTGACTTTATATGTATATAGTCACATTTTATAGGGTAAAACGTCCATTTTTTCCGGGAAAAGGCCCGGAAAAGGCCATACAAACCCCATAGAGGCCATTTAAGCCCTTGCCTATGTAATTATACCTATCAACACATAGAAGGCCCTTGCAGGCCCCATAAGGCCGTATAAATCCGTGGTATGGTATTTTGCTATTGTTCCCTATTCCCTGCATAATTCTGCGTATATTCTGCGTATAATCCTAGCGCCTCCCAGCCATCCCAGGACAAAAGAGGCCCTTGTATGATCTCCCATCCTGCCATACTATGTATAACTTTGTTTTTTCTTTTATATTGAAGGTTTTTGTATATGACTATACTATGTATTAATTTTTTTTAACACTGTAAGCCCGCGCCACGCAAGGGCCCGCGCTGCACACATGATAATAAAAGTGACTTTTTGAAAAAATAGTGCTTGACTTTGTACCCATACAAGCGTAATATAATAACTGTCAGAGGGACAACAACAAAACACCGATAGCGCCGGGACTTATCGCCGTAACTGTAAAAGGGGAGGGATTAAAGCCGGGGCAGGCAAAGTAGGGTTGACCAATGACAAGCCGATATTAACAGTGTAGAACAATGGAGAGAGGTTATCGCAATGAAAAAAACATATTTTGTATGGCGTGATGATGAAGGAAAAATTTTTGACAAGGGCTTTTCAATCGAAGCAAGCGCAAAAGATGACGTTGCAACCATGGAGGCCGTAGCAAAGTATTTTGAAGCCCTCTATGATGAAAATGTAACCTATATTGACGGTGTGATCCGTGTTCATTGCGGTGCTGATATCCGCGGGATTGACTTGCGCGTGTTTAAAGCTGAATTCAATGAAAACTATAAAGCAGCAAAGAACCATGTAGCCGAATATAAAGAAGAATACACCGAACCGGAACCGGCTACCGACGTTGAACCAACCACGGAACCGGAAAAGGTGGAACCGGCCAAAAAGGTTCGCCGTCGTAATCGCCAGATCATAAAAGCAATGGCAAAATGCTACGGTAATAAACATGCAAAATTGCAGCTTTTTGGCAAAGGTAAACTCTCAACACATAAAAATTATCGTGGTTATTGTCGTAGTTATACCGCCTATAAAGATTATAAAAAAGGCGGATACTTACCAAAAACATTGGTAACAAAATATTTTCCTAGTGTAGCATAGATTTATATTTTTTTACCTTGCGTGTTAATTATAATAGTCAATTGTTAATTTATGGAGGCTTTAACAGTGAATAATAACAACGTTATAGCGGTAAAAGCTGACAGTGCTTTTACAGGAATTCAAATACATAGTGTTATCTATGATATAGACGATAAAATTTGTTTTTCTTATTGGATTGAAGGCCAGGACAAGGCAAGAAAAGCAACGTCAAAAATTCGCTATACGGCAGCAGGCCGGGCCTATTTTATGAGTCGTAACCATCGTCAATACTTAGATGAATTTATGCGTGTTTAATGGTATACGGGGCCGGGGCCTTCCCGGTCCCAGGACAAGAAGGGAAGGAAAAACAATGGTAATGACAGTGGAACGTGATGGATTTTATGATCTCTATAATAATTCGTGGTCCGGTGCTATTCCGGTGCTAGATGAAATTGAAAAGCAGGGCCGGGAGAACGAAGCAATGGATATAATCGAAAATACCTTTGCCGGGGAGATCCCGACGGATACACAAGTTAACGATTTTATATGGTTTGACCTTGCGGATATTATGGGCGGTTTATTTGATTTATAATAGTGACGGGCCGGGCCTTCCCGGTCCTATGGAGGGAATAAAACAATGTATGTAAAGATGGAGAACGGCAAAAAGATCAGTGTTTACAATGGCAAAATATGGGGCGCTAATATTTCACAATACGCCATGGAACACAAAAATCTTGATTATAAATCAATGATTGACGCGATGACATATAACGAATTCTTTGATTGTGGTAACGTGTTTAATGTCGTGGACGACTGGGAATGTATAACTGGGAACGATTACGACGACGAAACAGGCGAATATTATGAGATTTTCTGTTATTACCTTGTGAGCGCAAGGGCAGTGGAAAACTTGCAGAAATACACCGACGAAATTGTGTTTTATTCGGAAAAACTAGACTTGTATGTGTTCGGTGTAACTCATTGGGGAACGTCCTGGGATTATGTGTTAACAGGTTATGAGATTGTAGGCGAATAATAATCATTGGTATAGGCACGGGGCCGGCGGTCCGGTCCCTGGGGAGGTAAAGTGTTATGAAAAGAGTAAACACGTTAATCATTGATTTGATTATGTATGTAATCGGTTTATATAGCCGTAAAAAATCAGTGGTAACTTGTAATGGTGTGTTTTGTGGTTATGCTTATAGTTCTTTTCCGGTCCGCCGTTACCTATATACAATCATGTTTATCCTTGCTTTTGTCCTGGGCTTAATCATTGGTGAATAATGGAGGGAATAGAAAAATGTTTGCACATAATATCATGGTTTATATCAATGGAACGCGGGAAAAATTCTGTAAGGAAACCTGGGAAAAGATAACAAGCGTTGACGCGGTTTATCCGGACGATATCGACAAGGAAAAGAAAATGGAACGAAGTGAGTTAACGGACCTATACAGTGAAGTGGTCCCGGTAAATGTGAACGGCATTACATATATGATTGATGTGTACTATGTTCCGGCTATTGTAAACGGCGAATATATGGAGGTCAAAACAGTAGAAAACGTGGTTTTACAAATGAATATAAATGGCCATTATAGTGAAAAAGAATTTCCTAATTATGATAGTGCTTTTAATACAATGTTAAAGAAGCAGGAAAGTATGGAAAAAGAAATAGGCATTATCACGCCATATATCCGGGATAAGCATGGACGTATAAAAGCAAGTAATGGCCTGTATTACGAATGTAATTGGACGATGTACACCGCGACTATTTACGACGATAGACACAACCAGATTATGTGGTCGCATATTGTGGAGGACTGGGATTGATATGGGATATACAGTGAAAAATTTACCGCTATACCGTGGAATAAAAGGTATTAGGTTTATAAGCCATGGTATGTGGTCCGATGCGGAATTAGTTTATAAAGGTTATGTGTTCAACTATAACGATATAGAAGGCGCATTATGGGAAAATTTCTTAGAGGATCAAAACGAAGTGGAGGCGCATTATCTGGATCGGACCGGGGCGGACGAACAAGAAAAACGTTTTAATCAGTGGTTAGAAAATGGAAGGCCCGCGCAAAACTATTTAGATGATTGTATTTTTGGCAAGTGTTATACAGGTTATTTTTACCGGTAAACAATGGATGGAGGTCTTGAAAATGTCATTAGAAAAGTATATCGAAAACATGCTGCCCGCTGGCAGCGGTATTAACGGGGAATATTCCATAGAGTTCAAGGAAAATAAAATCGTTGTAAAAAATTCCTGGGATAACATGAATGAATTAGGCTATTATGATGGCGTTTTCAAGTTCTCCATCACATACCGCCTTGACGGTTCCATGATGTTACATTTCCATGGATTGACTAGGAACGAATACAGGAAAATTGAAAACGAAGGTTTACGGGATTATTTAGAATCATTGTTTTATGAGTTTATCCCTGCTATGGTAGCAATTTTAAAAGGTGATATTCCGGCATATAAAAACAACGCGGACCGGGATAAGCTGGAACCGCTGGAACGTGGATTTTTAGAAACAATGGTACAGGATGCAGCTTATAATTATCAGGATTATGCACCGGAAAACATACCGGAAAACATATATAAGGCCGTCCGGGATTATCCCTTTACTATTGAGAATATCGACGATAAAGCACTGGAAAACGCGCTGCAAGTGATCCAGGAAGCTGGCAAGGGCCTGCCGGATAACGTGGATAGATACGATTTAGGCGGCGAAATATACCTGGCTATTTGTTACGGTGAAACGGAAAATAGCATAGCGAAGGAAATTGCAAAAAGTGGTAAATGGCAGCAATTTGCCGACGCAAGCAAGGAAATTTCCATGGATTATTGCGGAAAATATCGTGTAGTCGTTGAATAATGGAGGGCACAAAAAATGAGAATTGAAAAGAAAATTATCCCGGCGGTATATGTTCCAGCACATATTGAAACCATGAAAATCTATGAATATAGCGAATTAGCGGACGACGTAAAAGATAGATTGAGAAAAGAGGCTTTTGATAGTTTAGATATTTACGATATTATGGATTCATGGGAAAACACTGTAAAAGCTATTGGAAAATTGATTGGGGCCGAAAAGCCTAGCTATGAGATTGGATATTGCTGCCATAATTATCTAAGATTTATCTTTGACGAACTGGAGGGAGAAATAAGCGGCCCGCGTGCTATGGCGTGGATACAAAATAACTGGATTGATAAAGCATATAAGGGGAAATACTTTTCAACGCCATTTAGAAAATGCGAAAAAAGCAAAGAGCACCCGGCAGGAATAACCTATAAATATCGGTATAGTAAAATCATGGTGGCCTTAGATAATTGTCCTTTTACTGGTGTATGTTATGATTGTAATTTTGGCGAAGCATGGACCGAATTTAAGGAAGGAATCCGGCAGGGAAAACAATTAACAATAAATGACTTTTTGGAAATATTGGAACAAAAGCTGGTCAGTGATATTTCACAGGAAATTGATTACAGATTTTCTAACGAAGGCATTGACGAAGAATTAAGTGAAAATGAATACTATGAAAACGGGGAGGCCGTATAAATGAAAACGTTAGCAAGTAAGGTGCTGGAAGTAATCAATGATAATTCCATGAATAACAATGCAAAGGTGGAATATATCAAGGAAATTTGCGAAAAAGATATTTTCAACGAAAACAGGGATAAACTTTGTACTAAAACGGAAAAGAAAAGACTTTCCACCATTGAAAAATTCTTAGATAAAGCGACTTATAAAGAAGTTTGCAAGTATATCTTGTTAGAAAATGGCAAAGCTATTTATACAGATTGTCACGTTGAAGCAATTATTCCGGAAAAATTCATTGATAACATTGATAAAAAATATATCCTTCCCAATGGTCAAAAGTATTTACCTTATAAAAAAGTTATTCCTACGTTATCCGGTGATATTGCAACCTGTAAAATTACCTACGGTGAACTAATGGCCTTTGCAAAGGTGGCGAAGGCGGCCAAAAAAGGCCTGCGTGGATCAGACCGGGATTTAAAAGACGACATAAGCCTTGCCTATTCCGACGGACTATATCGTGATTACAATGTGAACTATTTGATCCATTGCTGCAACGTGGCCGGCGTTGATGAAATGACATTGAAGGCCCCGGCAGGACTGAAAAACGTATTTATCCCGGCAACGATTGAAACAGAAAACGGCTGCAAATTCATCGTGGCAGGCTGCCGGGGAGAACACACGAAAACAGGAAAGAAGGTGGCCTAATGAAGCTGGAACCACGACGGAAAACCACAAAGAACGGCTATTCATGGGCCGTATGGGATAAATTAAATAATTCATGGTTCGCCGCTGCAATGGTTATGGATTATCCCTGTAAAAAAGATTGTATCTATGCTATCCGGTATTTGTTAAAAGAGGGTATTTAAAATGAAGGCTTATAAGTTATTCAAGATAAAAGATGGTCAGCTTTTCCCGCTTTATGTCAACGCATCCACGCCGGTCCCTTTGGGGACCTGGCTAGAGGCGGAGGCCGGGCCGCTGGCTGCCGACGGTAAGCACGTTAAATCTAAACTAGGTAACCTGGCTTATCGCCCTGGCTGGCATTGTTCGGATTATCCCGTGGCGCTTCATATTGGCGAAAAGAAAAATCCGACGGATAAGCTGCCTAGTTACCGGCCCCGGTCCCAGGTATGGGCCGAAGTAGAAGTAATGGATCGCGTAAACTGGCAGCAGGAAGCGAACAAACAAGGGAAAAACCAACGGGATAAACAATTAAAAGTGGTCCCGGTAAATGGATACTATGAATATAAAACGAATCCAAACATGTATGGCCGCTGGATCATTGCCGGGAATATCCGGGTAAATAAAATCCTAAGTGATGATGAAGTAAAACAGATTAACAGTAAGATTGATGTGGAGGACCTTCCCAGGAAGGCAGCATAAGAGAGAAGGAAAAAGCAATGAATACCGTTTTATTGTCGTGGAAGGACGCTGAAAAAATCTTTAAGTGGGCGTATGAAAATAAATCTATGATGTATCAATTTCCGGAACCGTTGAAAAATATTCGACTGGTTATCGAAAAATGGGAAGCCAAAATCCAGCGCTATGGAAACAAGGTAAAAATCCATCACTGGTATGATGGTAAGGCCAAAGGAACCCAGGAATTTAAATTAGGCATCCCCATTACCATAATTGACAACAAAACGGATTTTCGCGGGCCGGATAAAATGACAATGGTAGCGACTTATGCAGCGCTTATGGCCTATATGGTATATGCACCAAAGGAAATTATAAAGGAACCGGCAAAGATGGCCGTACACGCCCCAGGAGGCCCCAGGAAGGCCGGAAAAGGGTACACCTATATACTACATAGGATAAGCAATAAAGCACCGCAGGGAGGCCACCACAGAAGTCCGCAGGGAACCTTCACGGTCCGCGGCCATCACAGACATTATAAGAACGGTAAAACAATCTGGATTAGAGAATATACAAAGGGCACTGGGGAAAACAAGGAAAGGACATATAAGCTATGATTAAATGGGAAAAGGAACACGCTGCCATTGTTGTTCTAAACATGGTTAAATTCTATGTGAAATACAGGCAGGAACGTGAGAAGGAAATTACGGCTAGTTATTCCGGGAAATTAGAGGGATATATTCAAGGGATTACATTTGCTGACAAAACCTATGCGTTATACCTTCATAGATTAGCGAATTGGTACACTAAAAGATTATTGCGGAGGAATTGAAAATGGAAAAAATTGTAAAACCTGGCATGTTTAACGAATATCAGAAAATTGCTTTTTACCATGGAGAAAACATGGTAAGAATCGATAATTTTGAAAGTGGTAATATTGAGATCCCGGAAGGGTGGGAAAAGGCTATAAGTGGCTATACCTATGAAGCTAATTCGTTCCGGGCTCCGAAAGGGATTGTATTTGATAGCGAAAATTTCCAGGTACGGAACGCGCGTAAATTGAATCTGGCAAAGAACGACCTGTTCACCATCAAAGAGTATGACAATGTGGACCGGGAAGGCAAGCGCGTGTTGTATATCCCGGCGGAAATTGAACCGGCTGGCGAAGTAAAGCAATGTGAATCTAAATTCGGTTACTATCTTTACAAGAAAACGAAAGTAAATTGCCCTATCAAGGTTACTGTCTGGCTGCGCGAAGTGGTAAGCAAGGAAAAAGCCGACGAATGTTTCAAACAATGGAACGGGAAAAGATACGAAGAAAAGCCCGGCGTTGCCCATGAAGTAAAACATAGACAGTCTTTTGATGGAACACAGGATGATTATATTATCGTGCATTACATTGATATTATTGTTCCATGGTTTTACCTGCTGACCTTTGATAAAGTCGTATATAGTGAATACTATGAACTCACGGATAAATTGGCCGGTAAAATGAATGAAGTTCTGGGAGGCAAAAGCCTTTCCCACTATGACATTGATAAGCTGCTGGAACACTTTGATATTACTGAAAAAACGGAGGCGTAAACCATGGAAAAGAAAACAAGAGAAACGACGCGGGCCCGCTGCTATAATTTCCTGGCAATGAATTGTGATGGCTTATTAAAGACAAAGGCATCTAAGATGTTTAACTGGAAAGAAGCCTGTAACATGTATGAAACAAGGATTTTCCTGTTATGCGAAGTTCTAAAAATTGATAGTTCCCAATTGAATTATTATGGGACCGTCAAGAAATACCGTCCGGATTTATTTGAACAAGACTTTTACAACGATGTTCGTAAATATGTGAAGTAACGGAGGAAATAACCATGGTAATTATAGATAAAAAGCATGAGCAGAAAATCAATGAGATATTGAAGGGAGGGCAGGGAAAATCAACCGCAAGAACCATTGATAATGCAGAAGAATTGATTAGTTTAGTGGAGAAATACAAATCAAACCTGCCGCCTATTCCAAAAGCCCATTTAAACCATTGCAAGCTGATTATATTTGTTGGTGCCGGGCACTTTGCAAACGCTTATAAGTATATACCAATGGGAACGCAGGTAACGATTGAATTTGGAAGGGATGGATTAGGGCGCCTAGTTTCTGTTAGTCGAACCAATGTAAAAGGGGCAAAAGAATATAGTTTCATGCTTACCAAAGAAGCTAAGCAATCGGCGCTAAGGTGTCTCAATATATTACCTTGTGATTACGATAAAGACAAGGATTGCTGGAAAGCCTGCTAAGTCAAACGGAGGAAATAACCATGAGAAAATATAGGAAGGTTACCATGTTTGTGGCTTTTGATATTCCGGACGATATACCGGAGGAATCCCAGGAACGCATGGAGGAAGATTTTGATAGCACGTTGCTTGTTGACCTTGATAATGTCAATTACGATGCAGAACTGGATTACTCATATGAGTACGACGTGGAGGAAACAACGTCGGAAAAATTAAAAGAAGAAAATAGCTTTATGTTTGGGAGGATTTAACCATGGATAGACTTGAATACGAAAAGAATAATATTACTTGGTGCATTGCGAAGCTGAATAAATTGTGTGACTATGCGTATATCCAGCGTTGCACTCACGCCGCTGGCAATCCATTGGAAAAGCCACACTATCAAATTGTTATCAATGGTTACGCCATTGAATCGTACCACGGTTTTGATGAACTGGCTGGCCGTATATCTGACTTTGTAAATATCTTTGAAGCTGGCCATAGGGTGGCCCGTGGCATGGATTGTTTGTAAGGGGGCATAAGCATGAAATACTATGAACTTATTTTCGGAAATTATAAAGAGAATCCCGATTGGTCCATCGTTATCAAAGGAATTCGTAAGCCCACTGTTATAGAAGCTAATGAGTTTTGCGCGAGTGATGTTGCTTACTATGGCGAGGTAACAGAAGTTTTCGATATTTCCGAGGACGATGTATACACTGACTTTCATACTGAGAATATTGACAACTGGCCAGTATTTGGCTTGGATTGTTTGTAAGGGGGATAATTACAATGAGAAAAAGCGAATTTGTAAGGCTGCACATCCAGCTTGCAGGGATCAAAACAGGTACAAGGATTAGGCATGGCGTCCATGCTCCATACGTTCAATACAGAGGTATTCCGCGGTATAGGCAGCTAGTTAAGCTGGCGAAGCGCAAAGAGGCAATCAAGGCCGGGGATAAGTTTTATCCGTATGATGACAATTTCTGGAACGCATAACAGGAGGAAACAACAATGAAAATTTATACGCTTCATCACTGTGACGAATGGTGTACCTGGGATAGCATGGAAATGGCCGACGAATATTTCCGGGATAACGAGGAAGGCCGGAGGAAATTACTGGAACGAATCACGGAAGAAATCGAATCCGGTTCCATTGAACTCATTGGCGACATTGGTTTTCTGAACCTTGATATTAGCTGCGGCAATATCCGGAACGCTAACGATAGACTGAAATACGCTTATATTAATACTATGGAGGCTGCATAATGACAAAGTATGAACCCAGACAAAGAACCACCGGCGGGAAAACGTGGTGGGAGCCCTGGAACCCCAGGACTAACCGCTATTCTACACTAACTGCCCTTGGCAAGTATCGAACCCAGAAGGGCTGCGCTGCTGCAATTAAATTCTATGAACGGTGCTATGGAGGAATCTGAAATCGTAGGGCGTATTAAGTAAAACATAAGTGGGACTCTATGGCCCCACTGTTAACAATAAGTGACTTTTTGAAAAAATAATGCTTGCAGCGGTATTTCCTCTATGTTATAATGGAGGAAAAGGAGGAAGGAAAAATGATGGATTACACAGAATTCCTAGAAGAAGTACGAAAAACGCGCCGGGAATCAACCTGGAAAAGCTATTGCATGGCCTTGGAAAAGTTTCCGGAAGGAACCGAAGAAGAAATCATTGATTACATTGATAAGTCACCGCATCAGGGCAGCACTAAGAAGGCCAATTTGCGTATCCTGCGTTTGGCCCTGGATTACAACGGGGCTTTAACCAAAGGAATCAAGCGCATTATCAAGTCATACCGTCCGGATGAATCCTTGCAGGAATGTCCCACGGATAAGCAGGTTGAAAAGATCTGGGACCATCTTAAATCCTTCCGCGAAAAGGCAATGTTCTCCCTCATGGCTTATATGGGCTTTCGTGTTGGCGAAGTCCGGAACCTGAATCTCAATGACATTACGGAAAATGGCATGATTATCATCCGTAAATCCAAAGGTCATCGCCCGGACATTATGCCGATGGTCCACAAGCGGGTATATGAATCACTTAGATCCTACCTGCATGAGCGTCGAAACACAGATAACCAGGCATTATTTACCGGTCCCCATGGCAGGTTATCCCTGGGATATATTAAGAATATGTTTATCAATGAATTCAAGAGTAATGACCTCCCACAATTCCACTGTCATTCCCTCCGGAGATACTTCGCAAACTCCATGTATAACAATGGCGTATCCTTGTTAGATATGCAGGACAACATGAGACATAAATCCCCGGAAACCACGAAACGCTATTTGAACCTTGGTCAGCAGAATCGTATCGACGCGATGCGGAAAACCTGGGGCGACAATGTTTCAAAAATGTTTGCATAATGATAGGGAGGATAATTCAATGATACATATTCTTTGTGTGACAATTGGTGTGTTTTGGTTACTTTTGAAATTATAAAGGAGAGAAAAATAAATGGCAACCGGCGAAAGATATTATACTGACAAAAAAGAAATTCTCGTGCTTAAAAGCGAAACGGCTGAATACGAAGAAAACAAGGACTTTAATCCGTTTGATCCTGAGAGTGATGATGGAACGCCGGACAGTTTTTGGGACGGAATGAGAGAATATCAATCGCATATTCGTAAGATTACTAAGGAGTTAAAGACCGACTGGGTTGATAACTATACATCCGATGGAGAGACATTAGATCCCGATGCTGGCAATGAAGCATGGGAGAAACTAATGGAGGAAATACCGATGCTGACCAACGGAAGTCTTGTGCAAGCATTGGAAGCAGAAGAATGGAAGAAATTGGTAAAGCAGATAAATAGGTATGCGTGGAGATACGTTGACCGGCTATCCCAGATAAAATCAAATGCAGCTTACGAAGAAGATAGACTCGGATATACGCGCTGCACTGAATATACGCCAGAGGAATTTGTAAAAGAATATAAGCCGGAGCTAGTTGACGGGAAAATATATATTAAAAATCCTAAGAATATGACCTATGCTTTAAGAGGGTACGTTGAAAAGCATAGGGAAGAAATCGAAACATTGATAAACGGAGGAGAATAACAATGGGAGATTTAGAGCATGGTTACTATGGTTATGACCAGGAAGCTGAAATTGAAAAGACTTTATCTGAATATGATGATACCATTGAACCGAAGCCGACAATTATTCCAGCCAAAAAAGCAAGGGCAAAGGATTATGATAAGGTTTGCCATGAGCTAGGGTTTAATCCGGGCGTAAAGTTTATAAAGATAACCACTCGTGGGACCATAGGTTTCACATGCGGTAAGCCAGAGGAATTTCGCCCAGGCCGCGTAAAATGGACATATGAAAAGGAGGGTTAAAAAAATGCTTACCGCAAGGGGAGAATATGAAAATAAAAAGGAGCTTCTGCTTTATCAGATCTATTCAAAAGTTGGTATGTCCCCAGGGCCCTTGGAATTGAAGGCATGTCTTGAGGCGTTCTCGGATAGATTCATTGACAAACTTAGAGAGAAAAACCAGGCAGGGCAAGAATGATGCTCGTTTACGCCATTATACATGTATACCATTGTACCATTACACCATTATACAGGTGTAAATGTACAGAAATTCATATAAAAATCCCGTAGGCGCTCTACATGGCTCTCTACGGGATTTTCTATGTCTGTGCAATAGTTTATATGCGTTGTCTATTCGATGGCCCTCTATGGGCTTTCTAGACGTTCATTTTTCTAACTCACCACGATAAAGTTGTAATGCCTGTGTCGCGGTCAGTTCATCGAAGGAATTTTCCAGGCTGCCTAACAATTTCATAGCTTCATCGCTGGCCATGCCTGTGTTTTTCATGGCAAGGACAATATAAGCCAGAACAATGTCATTGAAACGGCCCGTGTCGAAAAGTTGGCAGCTATTATACTCAGCTTCATCCAATGTTGTCATCGGTTTCACTTCGGATAATCCTTTGAGTGCTTCCTTCAAGGCTTGCTTGATGCTTTCCGGGGACCGATCCGGGTATTTCTTAGAAAACATTTCAAGTAGTTCTGCTAAGTTTTCTAACTGTGTATGATTCATGATTTCCACCTTATTTGCGTTTATGCTTGCGCTTACTTCTATCTTTACGATAAGCAGACGTAAGCATTGTAATCTTTCCATCGGTATTTTTTTTCAATGGCTGCATCCACGGCAATAGTAGACTGCCTTATGATATTAGTTTCTAGTTCGACAATCATGCTCCTACCATTTAGGCCACATTTTTCGCCATATTCATCCATGAAATCGTGTAATAAAAAGAACAGTTTATCCAAGTCGCGGAGCTCCATAAAAACACCTCACTTATCAGATTTGCGACGGTAACAATTCCGACAGAGTATTTGACAGTTTTCTTTATTAGTTAGCTCATAATTATCCTCTAATCTTCAATTCGTATCCAAGAATATCCAGGACCACTTGTAACTCATTAACCTTAAATGTTTCATGGTTAACCTTATAGGCAAATGTGGGCTGCACAAACTTGGCCCCGGTCCTTTCGTTAAATATCCTTCGCACATCCTCCTTGGTTACCCCATTGGCTTCAAAGATGGACTCAATGACCTCTTTCAATGGAGTCATTGGCAATTCAACGTTTCCCTTGGCGATAACCGGGGAGAATCCCAGAATATCACAAACCACCTGTAATTCATTGGCCTTCAATGTTTCCTTGTGGATCTTATATGAAAATGCCTGCTGCGTGAAAACCGCCCCGGTCCTGGCGTTGTATTCCTCCACCATTTTCCCCAGGGTAATCCCCTTGGCAGCTATCATATTTTTTACAGTTTGTTTTACTTCAATCATTGTATTCCTCTTTTACTCTAAAAGTCCACATAAATACTTAAAATCACCGGGGTTAATCGCGGAATATGTTTTCTCTAAGGTTTTCATATCTGCTTTCTCCTTTGCTTTCGCTATCACCTGTGATGTAATTATTACAGTCGATGGATTATTTACCTCGGATTTTCCCCTCGATGTCCATTCTGCTTCCTTACCATTTAGAAGTACGGTTCCATTCTTGTAATGAGAAGCAACAAGTGATTCATAGTAATTTCTTGTCTGCGTATTAAAATAACAAAGTAATATCTGGTAATCTATATTTTCACTATTATAATTAGCTGGATAGGCCATCTTTGCCCAGAAATAAATCCCTTGCATTTTCCCATTTTGCCAGAAAAGTTTTATGGAATCTTCATCGTAATATTCTGCTGGACAACTTACATCATTGTTAACCTTAATCCAATGGGCGGCCATAGCCATATTCGTGGATAATCCAATGAATAGAACAAGCATCATTATAATTTTTTTCATTGCTAGTCACTCCCTCTCTATATTATACCAAAGAAACCGCCAGGGATAAACCTTGGCGGCCATTTTTATCATGGTTTATATTTGCATTTTTCACAATAGCAGCAGCAGGTTTCATTGTCCCCAAAGGCTTCCTCTAGGTACGCTGGTATCCTGCATTTGCGTTGATTCTTCATTGCTGCATCCATCGGATATGCCACCTTTACTACCGGGCTTCCGGCCTCGTATACCGGTGAATCCCGGCGAAGCAATTCGTCTAATCCCTCGGCATATTTCCGAATCGTTTTCAGATGCTTGCTCACGGCCTGCTGCGAAATCCCCAGGTGCTTCCCGATTTCCTCATAGGTCAATCCCTTGGAAATCATCACAATGATGTTCCAGTTATCTTCCGAGAGGCGTTTCCGAAGTTCAACCAGGGCATCTTCAAGGCCCTTTTCCCTCTCGTGCTCTACCAGGACATCCGCCGGATCTCTGGGAACCTTCATGTAATCTTCCGGTAAAGGCTTTTTATTCTCGCTCCAATCCAGGAACTCTAGGCGGTTCAAAGTATCGCCCAGAGTTACCCGGCCAGCGTTGTAATCTTCCACAAGCTGACGGAGATAATCAACGGCCATTGGCGATTACCTCCCTTGCGTCCCTAGCTTTCTTAATCGTGTTCAACTTATATTCAGACGTGGCAAATCTCATATTGTACCCGACCTTAGAACCAAAGAACTGGCACCGGCGAACAACGGAACCGTCGGCCAAAACTCTGATCCCTTTGTCTTTCTTCCCTGGCTCCTCCTTGGCATCCACATAGCGGACATCATCGGAGTATTTGAGAAGTTCTTTAAGAGTCCTGGTAAGATTGTCTGATTCAATCAACAGGCGGTAAAGGTCACCGCCGTTGTTCAAATCCATGAGTACGGAGTAAATCAAACTCCGGTACTCCCAAAGCCGCCACGGTCCTTGCTGCCAAGGTCCTCGCGAATACTGAATTTAACTGACTTCATCACCGGTACGACACGGAACTGCGCGATGCGGTCTCCCTTTTTGATAACTCCGTCCTCCATGGCCAGAGCCGGGAACTGCCATTCATCGCCGTTGCCACAATAAGCATTATCGATGATACCCGTGGAATTAACCAGGAGAATCTTGTACTTCTTAAACGTAGAACTGCGGGGAAGCAGGTGACCTTCGTACTCCTGCGGCAACTTCATGGCCACGCCCAGGGGAATCATCAGGAAATCCCCTTTGTTATATTTCACGGTCATACCGGCTTTTAAATCAATCCAATCACCATGGCGTTCCGGCAGGGAACCGGGGCGAATCTCTTTTACCTTAATGTTAATCATTGTTATTTATCCTCCAATTTCACATATTCTGTGACTTCGACCATCTTCTTGACTTTCTTGACCTCATAGGGCTGTTCGTAGAATTCGTTTTCCTGCATTTCGGTATTGCCGCGTGACCAATCAACGGCAAACAGTCTGTCTCCCATAGAAAACACTGACTGCACAGGAGTAGACCAGCGTTGGGGTTCACCTACATGCTTTTCCTCGCCGTAAGCGTATACTAGTTCTTCTATTTCTTCTTCGTCAAACTGTTCACCAGCGTCATAGCGTCGTAAGAACTCATTATCATCATCAATCATTGTTATATCTCCTTAATTCTCAAATAAGAAAGCCAAAAACCAAGCCATAAGCGAAGTCCAAAACATTGCTGCATATATTTCTTCCAACGGCGAGATAATCAGAAATACCATCGCCAGCAGGAAACATCCTTTTCTTACTTCCATTAGTCGCACACTCCTAATTCCTTTGCATAGGGCAGGGAAGAAATAAATTCCTCGCAGAACCAACGCCACTGCGGAAGGCGGTGGGTTTTGCGCTGGTAATACATCGTCCGAAGCTGCGCATAGTTCGTGGAAATCCCGGCTGCTAAACAAATCCCCTCCGGCATATTCGCCTTGACACGCAACAAGTTTTCTTCCGTGGGGTTCAAGGTATAATCCTCGACAATTCCCTCGAACAAGGCCAGGATCTTATCGTCCACGGCTGCATCGGCCATACGGCGGTAATCCAGCGCCTTGCCCCGGTGCATCGTGCTCTGGGAATTTTTCGACGTAAATACACCGTAGGTATCGAACTGCTGCCAGAAGTAACGTGGGGCCAATACGTCGAATGTAACCGGTATCTGCCGAAGGAACTTATCATCCCCATGGCCAATTGGGGAGTGCCCCAGGTTACTGCCCAATCGCAGCATATCTTCTACAGTGCGTTTATCCAGTGTCATATCCTCGTTGACCACCGTGGCCATCGGATAACCGGCGCGGATCAGCGCTTCCCGGATACCATACACATTCACATTGAACACCTTGAATAATCTATCAGTCATCTGCATATCGTATTGCCTCATTTCTTACCATTCGTTTTACACCGCTTCTCATTCTGACCTCACAGGCCCCTGGCTGCGCTTTCGTGACAACTCCCTGGAACATATAGGGAAGTCCCGTGGTGGGCAGCTTTTCTTTCCACTGAACCGTGGCCCCAATCTTATATCTCATGGTTTAACTTGACCACCTGGGAAGCGTCTTTCCATTTTTCAGAGTCATCCGTGAACATAATTTTGATTCTCTGCCTTTCGGCTCCGTTCTCGTCAAAGTCCCATTTCATTGCAGCTATGTTGCCCTTATGCGGGTAAATCGTATTTCGCAATGTTGGAATGATTACCTCGTCCAGCAAAGAAAGTTTATTGTTAGCCATATCTGTAAACATTGTTAGTCCTCCGTATGTTCCCTTTTTAACCATCTGTCTGTGGCAGTTGCACATTCTCCGTCGCAAACTCCGGTATCGTACTCCGGACATAAGTCACAAGAGTCACAAGAGAGTATGTAGTCAAGGAAAATGGCAAGTTCCAGGTCAGACATTGAGCGAATCCAGTCTGCATTAGTTTTCATAGTTACCTCTCCGTTTTATCTGGGCGTTTTGGCCTGGTAGTCAATACGCCACCTGCGTTACCTTTGCTGCCCCCGTAACCGGCCACCATACAGGCGGCGATTACAAGGAAAACAAAGAATAAATCTATATCATTCACAATCATTCACAAGCATTGTACCCGCAATTATCGCAGGTCCAGCACTTTGCCTCTGGTCTAAGCGTGTGCTTATGGCACTCCGGACACTCTCGCAGGCCATCGTCCTCCGGCGGTTCCTCGGTGGGCAATTCCGCTGGTGCACTGGTTAACTCTCGTTTCATGGATAATTCCATGGCATCGGCAATAGCATTGCTGCAAGACAAGGAAACATCTTTGCCCTGCCGACGAAGGACCTGGCAGGCCGGGCATTTATTGGCCCTAAGTTCATCAATGATTTTCGACACCTTCACGCCGGAACGCAGGGCCAGGGAAATCAACCGGGTAATCGTGTTGATATTGCTCTTGCACCCACCGGACGGATTCGTGAATACCTCGAATACATGGCCATCATCGGTCTTATTCGTTGTGACATACATGGAACTTACGCAAGAGGTCTGTTCCCGTACCGTGGAACCATTGACAACCTTGACTTCTCTACGACTTTCCTTTGGCTCTATGGTGTCATAGTCCGGAGTTTCGGTTTCCTCCGGCTTATCGCTGACACCCAGGATATTTCCTCGCTTGCAGCCATCGCGGAACACCGTAATCCCTTTGAGGCCCTGTTTCCAGGCTGCCATATAGATTTCCTCGATTTCTTCCACCGTGGCCGAATTCGGCAGGTTTACCGTGGAGGAAATAGCATTATCAACGTAATCCTGTAAGATCCCCTGGAACGCCACACGCTCCATCGGCGGTACTTCATGGGACTCAATGAGGAAGGGGAATTTCTTCTTGGCTTCCTCCGGGGAAATCCCTTCTAAGCCATGGAATTTCAGCAGGTCAGCAACGCCACGGGCATATACCGTGAAGGTCTTGCCACTGTCCTCCATGCTATGAGAAGTCCTCTGATAAGCAATCTTATACATCGGCTCGATGCCACCAGTAAAACCACCAGCGAACAGAGAAATCGTGCCGGTAGGAGCAATGGAAAGCAGCGTGCCGTTACGCAGGCCATATTTCTTAATCAAATCGTGAGCTTCTGGATATGCCTTGATAACCGGTGATGCCATGGTTTTCTCCAAGTCAAACTTGCGGAACGCACCTTTCTTGGCAGCCAGAGAAGCAGAAGTCAGCAATGCCTGTTCCATGATGATATCCATGATATCCGAAGCCACCGCGCGAGATTCCTCGGAGCCATAACGAATTCCCATAGCTACAAAGGCATCTGCCAGGCCGAACACACCCAGGCCAATGCTGCGCCAGTCAGCGATGGTTTCCCGGTTTAAATCCAAAGGCTGCATATCATAACCATAATCCAGGATTTCATCAAGCATACGAACTGCGGTATCCGTAATCATGCGAAGATGTGTTTTGTCAATCGTTGCATGATCCGTGAATTTATCCTTGATGGCGTTGTAAACATTGATAGAGCCAAGGTTACAAGAGTTGCCGCCGTTCCCAAAGAATTCCGCGCATGGATTCGATACGTCAATCTTGTACTCCAGATAACCAGAGAGCAAATTGAAATTCCTTACTCGGTCAATGAAGATTGCCCCAGGATCGCCCCAATCCCATTGCGTTTCACAGAACTCATGGAAGAAGGAACGCGCATCAATGGTTTTCTCAATGTGGCCCGTTTCCGGACTATCATAGACCAACTGGAACGGCTGATTCTTTTCCACGGCTTCCATAAATTCATTGGTGAACTTGATGGAAATATTCATAGAAGATAACTTAGAGCCGTCCTGCTTGATTCGCAGGAATTCTTCGATGTCCGGGTGGTCACACCGCAGGCCAACCATAAGCGCTGCTCTGCGACCATTCTGGCCAATGGTTCCGCCGGTCACATCAAAGATATTCAGGAAGGACACGGCCCCGGTGGAGGTCATCGCACTGTTATTCACCGGCGCTCCTTTTGGGCGCAGGTTATCAATGGCCAACCCGCAGCCACCACCATAGGAGCTAATGCGGGCAATCTTCTTGGCCGTATCAAAGATGGATTCGATGTTATCCTTCGGTGTGGGCAGCACATAACAATTACTCATGCTAACCTTACGCTTACCCTTGTAACCAGCACCGAATAACGTGCGGCCAGCCGGGAGAAAATCTGCGTTTTCCAGGACCTTCTTGGCTTTCGGCTTTAATTCATCGCTAAAGATAGATGCCACGCGGCCAATGAACTGCTCCGGTTTCTCGCCTTCATGCAGATACTTTCGTTCCATGATGCCCATGGAAACTTCATTGTCATACCACATTAGGCAAGCAGACTCCTTCTCTGTTCGCAAAGCTGGTTGATTTTCTCGTTAATCTCACCAATCTTCTTTGCCTTATCGACGGAAACAATGTGGCCTTTGAAGATCTCTGCATATTCATCGCAGCCAAGTTTTTCCCCGTTATCATCCATGATATTCCCGTCATTTGCCATGTAGTAAGGAGAACAGTAGGTCTCACCGGTATCCGGATCAACCAGGGCAAAGGCTTCACCAGCCTTGATTCCCATGGCGTCCATGATACGCTCACACTTGGTCAGCTTTTCAATCTGAACATCGGTATATTTTACGATATTGTTATTATCGTCCCACCGTACTTCGTAAAGGTCATCACCGGTATAGCCGGACTTACTCACCGAAATCACAGTGCCGTATTCGTCGCTCTTAATTCCATACTGGAAGCCAACTGGCTTCACTCTTTCTCCTACTTTAAACATATTCATGCTGCTATCAATCCTCCATTAAATCTTCGCGAATCTGATTGAGTTCTTCGGCCAATTCGTCGATTTCTTCGGTAAGCGTTTCGATTTTCTGTAAAATCTCTTGCGTATCATCATCGGCAACAGGGGCAGAACCATTTTGGAACAAGTATTTAAGTTCATCGACAGTCAAATCATCATGGTTACCATCGTAAACTTCGCCGTTCTCTAAGGTGTAAGGCCCCCAACCATAAAACTCTCCATCGTTGCGTTTGATTTCAAAGGGAACTCCCTCACGAACTCCTAACGCATACAAGGCCGTTTCCTTTTTGCTCAAAGGCTCCAACTTATCAACGTTAACCATCCAGCAACTATCTTTCTCGCGAAGCAACCCGGCATCACCAAGTCCCCCGTTATGTCCTGGGAAATCACCGTAGAATTCAACCAACGGGGCCTCATTGTTACCACCAACGATGACACCAACCTTGCCCTCTAACTGTACCTCGCTGGTATCTTTCTTTACCCGCACATGCTGACCAATGTATAACTTATCGCTCATAGTGTTATCATGCTCCTTTTCTGATTCTCGCCAATTCGTTTTCTTTTTCTTCAATCTGGCCCTGGAGAACGCAGATTTCCTCTTTCAACTGCATTTCTCTGTCACTGAGGATTTCAATGTGCCCCGTCATCAAGGCTTCGTATTCATCCGGTGCTAGTACGTCATCATTACAGTCAACGAAATCTTCTCCGTCAAACATGAACGGGCCATTTTCCATAACATTGTCGTATTCATCGTAAATATCGAACCACTGCCCCTCATAGAGCCCCAAGGCATCTACGATTTTTTCCATGCCCGTCAAGGGTTCGATTTCTTCATCATTAATGTAGAAGCACGAATCCTGTTCGGGATTCTTACGCTGATCTTGGGAAACAGAAGATGCTCCGGTGTGCATCCCAGTGTTTTTCTTATCCCAGTCAACCAAGATGGCTCCACTGCATTTACCAATTACAGTTCCATAGCACGGATTCTCCATATGAAAATCCATCTTGTTCGTGGCTTTTACGCGCTGACCAATGAAAAATCTATTACTCATGTTTCCAACCGTCCCTTTCTTCGTCATACCGACGAATAACACATTCTACCCTCGGATTCTGCCGGTCAATATCGAAATCAATGTACCGTGGTAAAGCCCATCGGTCATTATCGAATACTCCTGCGTGTTCCAAGGCGTCAAAAATCGCCTTTCCTTGGTTATCAACATCACGCTTCCTGGCATCCGGCCAATATGTCATAATGTCGATGACCACCTTAGTTCCTTCAGTGGTTTCCCACCCCTGGTCCTCCATGGCCCCGGCAATGATTTCCTCCGCAGCAGCGAACCACTCTTTCGCCTTTTTCGTGCGGATTCTCTTGCCAAACTTCGTCGTAAAGTACAGGGCGTTAATGGAGGGAACCGGAGGTAGTACCACTTTTAGGACATCGGTCAATCAGTAACCTCGTCCAGCATATTAGCTATGGCCTCGGCCACTTCAATTTCATCATCCGTAGCATCATCACATTCAACGGCAAAAAGGAACTCTTTAAACAACTTAGCTTCCTCATATGACATACGAATGGAAACATCCTCGTTCTTACTTTCGGGGCCTATGCCCTTAATATAGCGCTGAATCCCCGCTGCTCGTACTGTAATCATGCAAATGCACCCTCGCCGGTAAAGTCATCGTCCGGCACATCGGTTTCCGGAGAGATACGATAGTCAGCATCGTTCTTAACCAGGGAATACCAATAGAGGTACTGCTTTGCCTTATCGTGGTCAGACTCGGCCTGGCCCTTGTGCATCGCTCTCATGGTATACTTGACGAAATTACCAAGCAGGAAGCCTTTGAACTGCTCCGGAGTAAAGAACGTCTGCATTACTTCAAGAGGCTGCATAGCGGACGCCTTATAATGCTCTTGGTCACTTGCCAGCCCCGTGTTTTCGCTCGGCTCAATCAAAGTGACATGCTTCGGGCTAAAACAGTAGCCGGATGCTCCTTCAAGGTTAACGAAGCTAATTCCAGCATCAGATACCGTCATTTCTTCTCCACAATACCGTCTCATGCTCGTTGCGAAACAAGGAACTGTATCAATATCGCCATCATCGTCAGTGCCAAATTCTTCTTTCATGGAATCCCAGGAACGAACCAGGACCTTATCGCCCTTTCGTAACTCCCGCTGCTTTTTCGCAGGAACCAAGGAATCTTCCGGGAACCAATAGAAGTCAATCCCTTTCATCTGGTAAGTATCATCACGGTCATCGGCCACGGATACTTCTCGGATTTCCCCACAGTAATCTTTCATTCCCTCTGTGAAAGAACACTGGGGAATATCAACCTCTCCATCTTCGCCTACTCCATATTCCTTTTTCATTTCTTCCCAGGAACGAATACGAACATAGTCACCTTTTTTAAAACGCATGTATCTTATCTCCTTTGAAATTAACAATTGATTATTATAATTAACACTCAAAGCCTAAAAAGGCTATTCTCGGAAAGCATATCTTAAACATTTCTAGCTTTCACTTCTCCTGCCGCGGATAATACTTCTTAATCCTCGGCTCTCCATCGAATGTAGACAAGAATTTTATCAGCTTGTCCCGCGCATCCTCTGGCGAATCACAGTATTGGTCATAGTACATCTTGCCTTTATAGAAGAATCTCCACCCCCAACGCTTCTTCTTAGTGTTATAAGAAACGCCGTGATAAGGGCTCCTAGTCATTCTGTATTCATTACAGGGGATAAAAGGCAAGATCTTTATTGCCTGCTTTTCCTTCTCTGTAAATTCGTTAAGGCAAGCATACTCTCCATAGAATTTCTTTGCCCACTCATTATACTTAACCGCAGCCTCAAGCTCTGTAGGGTATGAATCCTTTGTATAGGCTTTGTTATCCTTCCAAAACATCACACACCAATGACCAAAGCGGTCACGGGTTACGCCCTTGAACTTAGAGGTACAATCACGGGAATCAGTCTTTTTAGAGTTCCACGCGTTTTCCTTTGCCGATACAAGCCGGAGATTTTCTCTGCGATTATCTAAGGTATTATGGTTAATATGGTCTACCATCATACCGACCTGGGCTCCCATAATAACTCTATGAAGTAGCCCTAGCTTATCGTTGATGCAATAAGGGCGGTCAGATTGGCCATTAACATGCCATACTACCGACGAATACTTTTCATAGATATCATCATCTACCAAAGTAAAAAGGTTTTCCCCACGCTTACCAGACAAAGGAATTTTTTTCATTCTCTTGGCATCTCCTTATGATAATTCCCGCAATGGTGAGTCTGAAAGAAATCACAATACTCATTCACATCGCACCAATCAGCGCACCTGCGATTAGGATAAGTCTTACTGCTATCCCAACGCTCTGACTTCTTACAAGGTGGTGGACATACGCCGTTTTGCAATGCCTCACGCAATCTCTTAGCCTTTGTTTCAAAGTAAAGCCTTATCCACCGCTTACTAATGAGATTGATAGGAACAATATAAGCTGCTTGTGTTAGTCCCATTTTCTTAGCCTCGGCATCAATGGATGAACGTAGGAACATATTTACTCGAATCTGCTTCACGGGCAATCCTTCGTTCTCCATCATATAGCGGTAATAGTTTAACTGGATTGCAATATCCATTACTTTGCGGACGCCATTGGGCTCCCATATCTGTTCCCATACTTCTTCACCTTTGCGCTTTCCCCTTGTAACTGTTCGTTTTCTCCACTTCGGAGTCATTCCCAAACAACGAGCAATTCTCCCGCTGCGGAAAAATTTCCAGTCCCACAGGGTTTGCGTGGTCGGATCATAAGCATCAAAGCACCCAGAGGTAATATCATCCGTCATTCGATGTTCTGCCATCCAGCCATCCGGAGAAGCATCCTCAAACGCCTTATGACTGTTTGTCCCAATCATAGCAGCGATACTTCCCATTGGATGAATCGCATAATCCTTGGTTATCTCCAAGAACGTCTGTCTTGTCGGTTTGATAAGCTGCGTTACGCTCGGCTTACCGAACCAATGACGGGTGCTTTCTACCGCCGCAGTGAGCGCTGGTAGAGACATGCACCGATGGTCACACCCCTTCAAGCATTGCTCAAAGGGAACCTTTTCTCCGGCTTGACACCGGAAGAACTTAGCAGGCAACTAAGTTCCGAGCTCCTTACTATACAAAGTAAATCCTCCTTCGTACACCATTGTAGCATTATGCCATTACAATGGTGTAACGTTATACCATTATACCGTTGGGTTTGCCCCAACAACATAATATATTCTACTCTTGTTAATTATAATTGTCAAGGGTTAAATATAATATTTATAAAACTTTTTCGGTCAACCTTGATTTCTCCGGATCATATACCAGATTAAACAAGGTATCCTCGCTACGACGCTCACGAGCCTTTACCAGCTTTATCATAGAGTCATACTTATATTTCTCTCGGTCAATCGGAGAAAGCGTAGAATCCAGTGCTCTGCGCCACAAGAGGTAAACGTAGTCCCCAGAGTCACCAATGGCCCCGGAACCGCGAAGGTCCTTCTGCTCCGGCTCATGGAACCTGCCGCCCTGTTCTTTGCCCTGACCAGACTTATTAAGCTGCGAAAGTATCACAAAGAGAACATTGAGCTCCTTGGCAAAGTCCTTGGTTTTTTCTGCCATAGCTTCTTCATCAGTCAAGGTATCCCGGCCACGCATCTTCTGAAAGTAATCCACGGCCACAATGTCAACCGGAGAAAGCCGAGCATTGGTCAGTTTTACATATTCTGCCATGTCATCCAGTGTCAGCCCTGGTTTATCAACGATAAACAAATGCTTTTCCAGTTTATCGCTAATCATCGTTACCAGGTCAGGGTTCATGGCGATGTATCCAGGCACATCATACCGGCGAATCCCTACGATCTTGGCTACGAGGATCTTCATTATATCTTCCTTTGGCATTTCCAAAGAGAAAAATAACACGGTTTTACGCAGTTTCACGCACCAATGGAGTATCCATTCCAGCAGATTTTCGGTCTTGCCGGAGTTCGATGCAGCGCCCAGGATAACCACGTTCTTACGTTTGAACTTAGCAGCCTTGTCAATGTTCGGGAAACCTACGCCGAAATATTCCTCGTCTTTGACGGATTCCAGCGCATGAAAGGAGTCGATTGCCGAAGCAATGTCCTTCATCCGTTCTTCCGTGGTGTCCTCCTTGATTGATAGGAGTTCCCGAACAACGCTAATATCTCGCTGCCAGACATCCGCAAGATATTCAGCAATATCCTGCCGAACCATCGGATTTTCCACGGTCCGCACAAAGTCTACGATGTTCTTTTCCTGGATTTCCTTATCATCGGTTTCAGAGATAATCTGCTTGGCCACATAGAAATCCATGGATACATACTGGCAATCCTTGGCAATGTCCTTGCCCGCCACCAGCATATCATTGAAGTCTTTGCATCCATCCGGGATAACGGCCACCTTCACGACGATTTTAGGCGCATGTTTTTTAAAAAGGTCCCTGGCTCGGCGCACGAACTTCGATGCCTTACCATCATTGTCCGGACAAAGAACAACTTTGCCATTTTCAATGGGGGTGAGCAGGCTCTTGATATGCTCTACATGACTTTTAGTAACGCTGATACCGCAGTAAGCCACCGCACAATTCCCCTGCTGCACCGCCGACATAGCATCGAAAGAACCCTCGCATAAGATGATTGTCTTGGTATCTTTGAGGTGCTTTAGAGCCTGTGGTAAGCCAAAGAGGAATTCACCCTTCGTAAACAGGCCCTTCACGTTCTTACTGTTTTTATACTTTGGCTTCTTATCAAAGTATCTATAGAGGAACGCTACCGGCCTTCTCCATTCGTCGTACATCGGAATCGTGAGAGCCTTGATTTTTTCAGAGTATCCCAGGCCATATGTTTCGATAGTTTCATCGGTCAGCCCGCGTTTATGCAGATAATCAATCACTGTAGGCAGCTTGGCCTGCATCTGATGAATCCATGCTGCGTTGCGCTCTGTGATACCCATATGCTCCCGGTATTCATCGCTTTCACTAATGGTCAGCCCAAAGTCATCACAGAGCGTATGTACGGCCTGCTCAAAGGTGCATCCGTCTCGGCCCATGACATAATGGATAATGTCGCCGCTGGCCTGGCACGAGAAGCAATAGAATTTATTATCCGGAAATACGACGAAAGTTGACGGATTATCCCCGCCATGAATAGGGCAGGCACACCGGTATGTCCCATCGCTCTGCAATTTGAGATCCGGGATATATTCGACCAACGACTTACCACGAATTACATCAATAATGTTCACAATTAACCCCTCTTATATTCATCCTTCAAACACCAGCGATGCAGTGAACCAGCCATAGGATAAAGCACCCGTTCAATTGTGAAATCGCAGATCCGATATATTGCTTCTCCAATGATAGCTATAGGCATAATCGCACAGACCTTCCAAGTAACTAAAGTCTTATCAAACATAGACATCCCTCCATTTACGCCATTATAACGGTATACTGTTATACCATTATACATGTATACCATTACTCTATTATTTCTACTGGAATCCACTGGCGGCCCCATGCTAAACATTGATCCGTAGTTTCCATGAGCAGGTCAATCCTGTTTTCGTAATCACCGCCGAATCTATCCTGTACCACCCAGATTTTACCGTCGATAAGAAGTTTTGTCCCAAAGGGCAAATCATCGGCTGCACAGGTATAAAAGGGAGTTCCTTCCACGCCACTAGCCGTAAGACCATCACCGTTCCCCTCGGCCACTGTATAGGCCGATACGTTCATTGTGATTACCTTTGTTTTCTTCTCTGCTACTACCGGTGGTGGTGGCTCCGGAGTAGCATATATTTCTGTGTCCGGTATATAAAAATTCCCCGGCGCTGCCAGGGGATTTTCTATGAACATCATCGCAGCTAATAGAGCCGCTGTTTTATAACCGATATTACCGCCTCTTTCCTATCATGCAGCCAATGAACAAGACCAGGGCAAGGATACCCACGTTTGCCGGTGAGAAATAACGTGCCCCTGTGACCAAATCAAAGAGGACAATAACGCAGGTGGCCCCCAAGAGCCAAAATGCCGCTACCACGGTAAATCCGATGGCCGTTCCCAAGGCCCATGAAATTCCTTCGCCAATCGCTTTCATCATCACTTCTTCGCCTCCTTGCGTTTCTTCTGATGTGCTGCGGTTTCAGCCTTGGCCTCGGCATCGACAATCTTCATCTGCTCCTTGAAATGATGCGGGGGCACGGCCTTCTGTTTGCGCTCGTAGTGATGGCTCATATTGAAATGCTTTGCCAACTTGATAAGTTCTTTCTTTGATACTGTCATTGATTACCATTCCTCCAACAACTTCAAATAATCTGTTACCGTCGTTTCCTTGATGACGGTCATACGCTGCTTCTGATTCCATTCTGGGGCCTTGTAAAACAACCCCTGCATGGTAAGGTCCGGATTCTTCCCGGTGGCCATCATGTACTCATGGAACAGGTTTAACACTGATTCATCAAGTCTTTTGAAGAAGTTCCACACTCTGAAAAAATCCCGTGTGGGTTTACCACCGACAAACGCCTGCTTGCCGATGGTTCCCAGGAATTCCATTGCTAACCGGTGTGGTTTCTTTGATTCTTCCCATGGTTTCATTGTTTCACCTTCATCTATATTTCACATTGACAAATATAATGGTCAATGATTGCAAAAAAGTTCCTTTAATACCTTGGGAGTATACCTACGGTACGTCTGACTTCTTTCGCAGCGCTTCATCGCGCGTACATCGCAGCCACCGGATACCTTTATGAGTTCCAGGCGATTCTTGAACTTCCTCCTGCGACGCAGATACTTCCGGAGAAGTCGTACATCGTTAAGCAAGTCAGCACGCGGAGTACCCTTTGATAATTCAATGTGGTGCATCAAGTCACTGATTGCCTGGTCACAATGGCGCAGCCCTGCAACAAACTCTGCTTTCCGCGAAACCTCCACGTTTACGCTATGAGCAGCCTTGCTGATGTTCGCATCAATGTTCCTGCATACGTTTACGGAGTTCATCAGTAATCACCTCGATTTCCTTGGCCAGCATATCCATCGCTGCTGCCTGTTCACACTCTGGATTACCAGAGAACCCACGTAAAACCTCTGCTACACCATCTAATCTATATGCGATATCTTCCAAAATTCTAATCCTCCCAAGATCACCATTTATGCGGGGGGTTCGTCCCTCGCATGATACCAGTTACGAGTCAACGATTATACCGGGATTTCCTCGTCAGAATCACCGTCAAACGGATTTTCATCCTGCGGGGTTACACCGAAAGCATCATAGTCAATACCGCTACCGCTATAGCGTACCAACTTATCAACGGCAATCTGGTTGATATAGAGGTTAATGCCATTAGCTCTCGTGGAGGACCAATAAGCGCTCGGCTGATAAAGCACGCGAATAACGGAACCCTCACCGATGGCCACATCCTTATCCAACGGGCAGCCATGAACCGTATCCAGGACCGGGATATGCTTCTGCTTTTCCTCGCCCGTCTGACGATCCGTATAGAAAGCCGTGGTCTGGAAGTTGAACAACAGGGAACCATCTTCCTGTTCCTTGTAACCGGTGGTGGCATCTGCGGACCATTTCTTGCCTTCAAACTTAGCATTTGCCTTGGCTGCTTCCAGGAGATCATCGCAGATTTTCTTCATCTTGGCTTCGGCTTCTTTATCCTCGAACTTCAAGGACACTTTGTACTTACGCTTACCCTCGTATTCGTCGTAACGAGTGTTGATCTTCGGCCAGATAGCCTTGCCAGCCAGGGATACCATGGGTTTGTCGGTGAGGTTTACATTGATGTTCATTTACGCATCGCTCCTTTAATTATACTTAAAATACGTTATTTATAATTGTCATTGAAAGCAAAAGTTGTCAAAAATATTACACGTTTCTCATTATACACCTGTTGATTTCATTTAACACCTGTGTTATAATCTAAGCAACGGTAGATAAGTCATTGCTTTTCAACGACTTATACAGTATAGCATTGTGAAATTAAGTTGTCAAGTGTTTTTCTTATTTCACACATATATTTTTTTATGACAATTATAAATATCACATTGGTCATGCTATATAGAAAAAACTTTTAGAACAGAGGTGAGAAATGCAGCAGAGTAATCAAGGCAAGGCATAAAGTCACATCGATATCTTGGATTAGAGAAAAAAGATTATTTAAGAGAGAAAGATACGACGTAACAAAGGGGAATGTTACGAGTTGACCGCCAGATGGTTTAGAAAAGGAGAAATTAAAATGAGAACTTTGAATAGGGTTAAGGAGCTTCGAGTCGCGAAGGGCCATGAGAGCCAGCGAGAATTCGCGAATTTCGTCACGAATAACTTGGGTTGCCCGGTTTCCTATGGAACAATCAATAAATTGGAAAACCAGAATGGAAACCCAACATGGGAATTATTGGATACGCTCGCTACGTACTTCCAGGTATCCACGGATTATCTAATGGGGAGAACCAATAAAAATCTTGCGGTAGCAGCGCATGTCGATGAAGAACCAGGTGACGAGTTACCCCCCGAAGCCAAAATCGCCGTAGACACATTCTACAATAAGATGAGGGCTTTATATGGTAAAAACAAAGGAACTGTGGAAAATAGCTAAAGAAGCAAATGTATTTATCGGTTACGAGGATTTTAGTAACATACACCCTGGGATATATATCAGAGGTGAAATAAATGTTATTGGCCTGGACAACCATTTAACGCCCACCGAAGAACGATGCGTTCTTGCAGAGGAATTGGGACATCATTTTACTTTGCCGCCAGGTATGGACTTGAGAGAGTCACATAGGTACGGCATTTTACAAAAAAGAATATTTTATGAAACCATCGCGCGTGAATACGCAGTCAATCTTTTGATCCCATATGACCAATGGGAAAAACTTATGAAAAAAGAAGATACTACAATTGAAGAAATAATGACAACATTTGATGTGACAAGGGAATTCGCCTATTATTGTCTCGATATGTACTTCTTCGGCACTATTTTCATAAATCCATATAAACATATGGAGGGGATACCAGGTGACCGAATAGAAGAAGAAAAAGAAATACTAGCAAGGTGGATCTCTGACATTAAAGTTCAGATAGCTAAGAAAGCTGCATAAAAAGAAACCCCAGGGATGATAAAGGTTCCTGGGGTTTTTAAATGGGGAAAATGAGAACTTGGGGAAGTGTGTTTGTGCGTGTCCCCATCCGCAGAAGTCCTCTGTCTAATCATCATACGAAACAGGGACTTCCTACCTAGTATAACATATGCAAAAAAAAAAAAAACAGTTAATCTCTATCTTTGGGCACAGTCCGTTTCTAAGCTACTTCCTACTACGCCCGCCGCGATAAGCACCCCTGAAACGCTTCGTAACGCCCAAACTTTGACATGGGAGATAAGCACTAAAACTATCTAAATTCATCGTATGTTTTTTTAAACTTCTTATTGACTTTAGCGTTATTTTATGATGGAAGCCGAAGGAAACGGGAGAGCAAAGCATAGTGCTACCTTAGACATCGAAAAGACAATAGTCTACTGTAGCACTACAACGAAAATTGATGGAATCCGTGAGGTTTCCGGTGTCGCTTTTCGCAATTCAATTAGTCATCGTCACTACAACGATACAGAGGTTTCATAGTGGTCTAAGTACCCCACACTACCACGCCCCTCGACGTGTTCCTCTGGCCCGGTTTATTTCAACCGTACTCTAGGCTCAATACCAATGTATCTTGCCCTTTTAGCCCCCGCAGGCTTCTTAACGCTCCATAAACAAAAAATGCGTTGGTCTAATAGCCTTCCACGGCCCCAACGCACTGTCTATCTACGCTTATTATGGGAGTTAACCTGTTCTTCACCCACTTAGGTCATCGTCCTGTATTGAATAAACCAGGACGAACCCCGCCGACTTACTGCTGCCGCTGGCGATACGGTGGACTCTCTATGAGTTGCCAATTTATATACCGCCTGCTCGCGGTGGCATCCATGCTTTCCCAGAATAAGGATCTGGGCGACCTATGGCGGCTTCTTCTCGCCATTGAGGACCATGAAACACCGCACAAGAACTTGACGAGTCCCTTGTTTATATGTATAATGGACTCATAAACCAAATGTCAATCCGCCTGTTTGTGCGGTGATAGGACCTGGAAGTACGCCAATACTTCTAGGTCTTTTTTCATGCTCTTTTTCGATTGTCATGCGTGATTATCCAGCGTTTTCTGTGGATAACTGCTATGCTCATATATTATCATAGTTATCCACAAGAGTCAATAAGGTTTATTCAGAAATGAACCATATTTTCTCTTGTGTCCCGCGAAAACACTGACCTCTTTGAAATTGAACGCCATTACGCCATTACACCATTATACATGTGTGATACCGTTATAACGGTGTAATGGCTTGACTGTATAATGGTGTAGCGTTATAATGTTACACAGGTACAACGGTATAATAGTATAATGATATGAAGGGGAGGAATACCA